TTACATCAGATGCTATTAAGAACGGTTTATATAATTCGAGCATAGCTTTGTCTCTCTTACTTTGATTACGCATAAGAGATTTGTTCTGTGCAAATTGACTCAACTGACTTAATCCAGCTCTACGAATATTACGAGCAGAGGCTCTATTCTATGCATTGAGATCTGAGGCAAGATTTGTAGCATTAACCCATTGTTTACCGAGATCATTCATAGCATTAGCATACTCACCTTTGTACTGATTGTTAACATTACTTTCAGTAGCTCTGGCTGCAGCTTTAGCTTTATTTGCTTGGATAGCATTCTGTAATCTAAATGCCATATTATGACCAGTATTAGTCATTTGTTGACTTGCACTATAATTAGCCACATCTCTATTTTGCTCTATATCTCTAAGTAAAGGATTAATGTTATATCTACGTCTACCCATAGTATTGACAATAGCAGATGCGTACGGATTATAATTAGCCTATACTGATTCTGGATTACCTGTGAATAGATTAGACATTATTGGAGCCAGTGTTGCAAAGTCACCAATAGCGTCTACCCAGTTAGGATTACTTGCTTCTGGAGTATTAACAGTAGTAGCAGCAGGATTAGTACCTATAGTAGGCATTATACTTCTAGTTCTAATGTCTTGAGGAGTAGCGGATACTTCTGGTACTATTTCATCAATAGTACTTAAATCAGACATTATCTCTGGAGCAACTACAGATTTAGCTACTCTAGGAGTAGCCTTTTTAGAAATAGTCTAAGAACTACTAAATTTAGTTCTTTTGGGAGCAGTAATAGTCACTTCAGGTAATGTACCAGCATTTACTTCTGATACTCTACCGTAATTATCCCAAGGTGCTGTAACATCCCCTTTTATACCCCAAGTATCTCTAACCCTTGGTGTAGGGGCACTGACACCCATACTGATTTCACCAGCAAATCTAGGATCTATCATAAAACCAGCAGCATTATATCCAGCTGGGGTATTATCACCTCCTCTAGCAAAACTTTCTAGTTCTTTAGTTTTATTCTTAATGCCTTTCTTAGCTTTAATACTTTCTTGCATAGCAAATAATTTGTCATGCATTAGTTTGTTATTCATCTCGTTAAGCATATCTGCATTCTAAGCGTATATGTCTTTTCCTTTACTTTTATTTTTAGCCATCATTTGTTCTCCTAATTGGGCAAATGTTTTCTTAGTACCTGGTACTTTAAGAGTATTACTTAATACTTTACTTCCTTCGGGCAAATTAATCAAGTTACTATCAGTAGGTTGCCCTTGTTCTGGTACTTTACTTACTGCCCCATCTGGAGTCTGTATTAATTCTCCATCATCTACATAAGCCAATGATGAAGGAACTCTGCCCCCGTATTCAAATACGTCAGTATCAAACTCTGTGTTATCTTCATTAAACTCATTAGCTAATCTTTCTGTACCAGCTACAGCTTCTCTATTTTGAAATGCATTCAATCTTATAGCAGCTCTACGTTTTCTGAGTTTCCTATTTCTAAAAGCTCCTCTTAAGCCAGTACCCAAAGTACCTTCATCAAAGTCAGTAAACGAAGTCATTTCTGCTGCTTTTCCTTTCTTACCAATAAGACCAACTGCTGCACCAGCAATACCACCTACTAAACCACCTACAGGTCCACCTATAGTCATACCAAGTTGTGCTCCAGATCCTGCACCTTCCGCTATACCAGTAAGAGATTGCATAGTAGCCTCTCCACCAGTAGTAGCAGTAGAAGTCTAGAAAGGACTTGTCAATGTATTTATGGCTCCAGGTATTGCCTAAGCTATTTCTGATATATTTCCTATATTTGTATTAGCGGGATTATTCTTAATCATAAGATTGTTAGGGTTATTTGGAGCAGTCCCCCTAGCTATTGATGATTGTAATTCCTACATATTACTTAAAGATACCGGCAAACCAAACTACGCAGCAGGAATCTATATCTTTCTTTTCTTTGTATTCTTTTTCATATTAAATTCTAGAATATCTATAAGTAGTTGTTATCTAAGGCATCTAAAAAGAATAATCCTTATCTGATTTAAATTTATAATCACATATCATATATTTACCTCTCATTCTAGCAGGGAATGACATATTATCATCCTCTTCAAATGAATCCTGTCTTGGAACTGGTAATCTATAAGTATCTTCACGATAGTCAAATACTAAATCCTAACCGTCTTTATTAGCTACCTAGTGTTTAGTAGTTAATTTGATACTATCAAGAATATCATTGGTTAGTATTTTATTATTTGGATCTATAAAGTCTCCCTATAACTGAATATTATCAAATACTTTAGTATACTGAGGATCTTTGTTTACTACTATCTTTAATCTAATGTCTTTACTAGTATCGCCAAATCCTTCTATATCTAATGAATTAATGATATAGAACTCATTATTCTTAGTTGTTACAATTTTATCTGTAAGAGGTAACGTAAAATCTGGATCAAATGTATATAAAGATGTAAATGCGTTTAATTTTTCATTATATATCAAAGACTTATTATACAGTCTGAACCATACTTCATCATATTTCTTATCATACAATGAATTAGCTCCTTTAGTCTTTTGATTATACATGTTATTCATATAAGACTGCACGTTACAATCTTTTGATATTATACTTATTCCACTTCCTGTAGATTTACATATTTCATTCTTATTAGAATCGTACCAATATATGCTATTACTAGAGTTAACAATACTTCTATCATTAACTACATTAGTACCATTTAGAGTACTCAAATAATCGTATCTATCCAATACTCCACCAGTACCTAATACTAGTTGTCCTACATTGTTATCTTGTATTAGTGATCTTTCATTTACAGATAGTATACCAAATGCATTATTCTACCAGAAGTATAGTCTATTGAATATACCTTTTATATTAGTTATCTCTCCATACTAATAATCTACATCTATAAAATCAGCAGGTTTAAATATAGACCAATTATCTATATTCTCATTTGTAGTTTTAGCTTGTGAAACATATACCCTATTAGCTGATTTTACATTTGCTTCATCATATAATCCTCTAGTACTAAATATTTTTCCATCAGGCTATGCAGAGTATGCGTCATTATATAAATAATAAGGTTTACTTTGCGAATGATATGTACCTAATTGAACAGGTTCTATTTGCAAATATGCATCTACATTATTTGAAGCACCATTATATGTTCTATTAGTCATTTGCCCCATAGATAATTTCAAATTGATAGTGCTTTCTAATGGAATATACGCTCCGAAATAACGTTTTCGTTCAGACCAAGAATCACTACCAGAAGCTTCATTTCTTTGAAATATCATTTGAGATGGATAATCTAGAATACCAATATAAGTATCTCCTCCAAAAGCATATACTACAGGATTATTCTTATCACCATATGACCCTATAGGTATATATGTAGAACTAGTTCTAGCTGAATAAGTATTACCGTTATATGGTATTAATGGTTTTTTTGCATTAACTACAATTAATGGACAATTATCATTAGCATGTTCATCACGATAAAATGAAATAGGTTGGATTGAAAGTATATCATCATCTGATACCTATAATATAAGACATGGGCCAGCGGGGCCATAAGTAATTACATCTATATTATCTCCGCCCTCATAAAAATTACTAGCAGTCCAATTAGAATAAGTAATGTTACCTATACTAGCTTTATAAGGTTTTACTCCACCGTTTAGTACAGCATTGTATGGTATTATAGCTGGAAGTTTTGCATCTACTATGCTTTGTTCCTTTCCTATAAATTTAGAATTTACTCGAAAGTAGAATTTCTATATATAAGCACAGTACCAGTCATCATTGTGAATTGCAAATACTTGTGATGCTGAAGCTGACGGATTATTATCAGAATTATATACTTTAGTTTTTGCTCTATTAGTTACATGAGATGTTCCTTCTGGTAAACGCTAAGCTGAGTTATTCATAGCTACCCAGTTTTGCACATTTGTACCTTGCTAATCTGTATCTTGTTTACTGAAATCAGATATAAGAACTGCTTCCTATCTAAGATATATATTGTCTTTAAATAGAGCTTCAGTCTTTTCTCCATTAAAACATACTTCAGGTGATATAAACCTCCAATAATTATCAGTTATATCTTCACTATCAATTCTTTTTCCAACCTTGCCTGCTCCAGATCTTTCTATTACCAACCCTCTACGTTTAGTATGTAAAAATGGCATTGGCCTATACTCATTAGTGTCTTTATTACTTTCTCCTCTGCCTATTTCTCCAGTATCGCTTGTTTCAACAATTTTATAATTATGTATTGGAGTGATAACTCCTTGTGATACAATGGTCCTATCTTTTTCTGTTCTATCACATCTTACTATTTCATAAGATACCGCATCAATAGGAAAGTTCTTTACCGTAAATTTAATGCCTATAGGTTTTGAGTACCAGTAACTACCATGTTGTGTAAGAAGAGGGGCTGTGACTAAATTAGGCATTCTAATATCTCCTATCCATAACACTGGAGAAGCTATAAATTTACTATTGTAAAATACGATACCAAAGCGATATACTTCATCTCGTTGATAACTTTTAAACAACGAAGCTATAATAGGATCAGCATAATTTCTTTGTCTATAAGCAGAAGTTATAGGTCTATCATATATTTTACTTCCATTTAATTCATAAATAGGCATAGAATTTGTAGTAAAACCACTAACATCAAGTCCCACATTATTTGCCAATTCTACGCCAGTAAGAGGAGAATAAGTTTCATTTAATTCTGTATTAATAAAACTATATGATATATTTAGCCCATTACCTCCAAGTTTATTTCCTTCTCCATATACATATTCTGTAGGCTGCCCAAAGCTAGATCTAGCCGCATTATAAGGGTTAATGCAATCATGATGTCTTGGAATTTTCCTCATAGCATCGTAATCTGTAATTGAGAAATATTCATAGTCATCAGGATTAGCAGTTTCTAACCTAACGTAATTGTTAGCATTAGCTCTATATACTCTTGCATCGTATTCTACTAGATCATCGTTATCATATATCATTGGTATCCAAGACGTTTCTGTAACATTAGACGCAAATAGTCTGTTCTATAGAGAAGTAATACTGTTACATATAAAAGAATAGCTAGTAAACGCATTAAATTCTTCCTATGTCATAGTGCTTAATGCACTACTACCAGTATCAGTATAACTTATGTAATCTAAATTCGTATCTATTTCAATATCATCTATTACAGAATAAGTAGGAATAGAGTTGTTATCTTCATAGAAGATACGTACTATAGTACATCTATTGAAATCTTTAGTGCTAAGTTTTGCTCTTACTGTACATCCTTTACCTGTATAAGAGCCTTTCTAAGACCCTTCGTGATTTATTAATGGAGAATTAATTTCAGAAGCATCTAAATGTACTAAATTACTCAAACTAGATAATGAAGTCTATTGAGAGTGTTTATTATACAGTCTATAACAATACTGTACCATACCAGCTTGAAAGTTACCAGACACAATATCTGTAACTTCAAATGGTGGTAATATTGCATTAGGTATTATGTCAATACTATCAGGATTAAGTATATTACCATCTGCATCTACTAAAGGATTATCTACATTAGGGTACTTTATATACTTATCACTCATAATGTTGATTACTTTAATAGATGAGTTTCCATCAGTAAAGTAAGCTTTAATATTGGACTGTGTTTCGTAATTTAATACTATACTTAACTGATTTGAATCAGCTTTTTCACATAGTTTTAATTTACCCTATAATACAATAGTACTAATTAAATTAGGAGAATCAAAATTCTCTATACGATATATTTTATTATAACCGTCAACTAACTTAGTAACAATTACTGCAATATCATTTATAGTAGCTGTACCTATTATTTCTTCTGTACCTTTAATGCCGTAATTATATTTCTTAGCGCCTTCTACACTCTAAAGAACACCACTAGTACTAGAATCATCAGTAATTATACGAACATCTTGACCATATCTATATTGATTATTCGGCAATATAGCTGCATCACTGTCCATATTCATACCACCATAAAATGTATTTATTTGAGCTGTATTACTAATCATAATTATCTATTCTAATTGTATATATTCTGTTCATCTCCTGTAGTAGAGAAGAATGTATCGTGATCGTCAAACTCTGTATATAATTTATTCCAAGTATTCTTTATACTTTCTATTTCATCTGTACCAGGCATCATAGCTTCAGCATATGCCTATTTACGATAAAAGTTATAAGAGTTACGAATATCGTAGTAGTCTCCTTGACTAATCTGACCTTTTAATTTCTTAGGATACATTAGTTTCATAGTCACATACCAGAATATAGCTTCTTTGTATGATTCGATATCTGGTATCATTGGCATTGCTTCTTCATCAGTAAATATTGCATAGTATGATACTTTAACAAATCCTTCAGGTATATTAGTCATTATATAACCAGGTTTAGTCATATACTATAATTCATTACTAAACATAGTGCTATCTCTATGACCTATAGATCCATTAACGTATTTACCATTGACTGTACCTACTGTCCATTGATTAAGTAAGATACTAAGGGTTTGACGTAAACTAGTATCTTCATTTAATTTCTGCAGGGCCTCTGTATCACTTGTAAGATTGAACATATTCTTTACTAATGGAAATAACTCAGTATCGTGTATCAACATACAAGGTTTACCGCATCCTCTATCATGAAATATCCCAAAGCTTGAAGTAGTCTTACGCATAGGTAACCAACCACCATCATTCTAGAATGAAAAAGCTACTTGACCCAGTTTGTATAAATCACAAGGTAAAGCTGCTTGATGATTTATAATAGGTAGAATAACTACTTTATGATCGTACTATTGAATGGCTCCTATCTTAAGTATAGCTTCGAGTATCCATTCTCTGATATCTGTAATTCTTATTTGGTCTTCTTTAAGATCTAAATCTGCTATTACTTTAGCTATAACGGATTTAGAACTTATCATTCTGTTTACTATCATAATTCTGGATAATCTTTTAATTTTTTGAAAATGAGTTGGGCGAGATCCCTCTTGTTTTGTCTACAAGCTACAAACTAATAAGCTCCTTTATTAATCAATAGACAATCTTTCTTTTGCCAGTAGAATCTGTACTTAAAGTAATTGGAGTGCTCATTAAGTAAGTATACGGGTTTGCCTGTTTCTCTAGTAGCTTTCCAGTCCCATCTTAAACTTTTACCTGTAAATTCTTTAGGCATATGCTTAATTATAGACAACTTACCAAGTCTACAAGGTAGCTTGAACTCTTTACAATTAAGCATGATTTCATCTCTAATAAATTTAAAGTAATCTGTAACTATAGCTTTAAAGGTCTTTAAATCTACATCATACTAAGTATTAGGCTCAATGTATTCCTTATAACTTATATAGTAATCAGCAATGGTATAACACTTTCTGTCATACGTTAGTCGTTCTCTCATTTCTTACTATATATATTTTGTGTATCATCTTTAGAGTCATTAGTTACATCACTAGGTTGAGTTACTAATACTCTTAATTCTTTCTCTAATATCATTTGTACTATAGTTGGAACCATAGCAGCAGGAACAGGGTATTCATCATCAGGATTATAACAAGGTATATCGTTAACCGGATCTTCTAATATACAATCAATACTTATGTACTCTAACTAATTAGAATCTCCTTCTACGTATATTTTACTACCCTTAACCCATGCAATATAATCTTTACAAGTAGCTTTTCTGTATCTCTATAGTTTAGCTTTAGTATAATTACCCAACTATATAATGTTACGATACATATCTCTTACTGCTACTACTCCTGGTCTGTATCTAAAGCTAATTAATGCTGGTAGTTCTCTATCTCCTACATATACATGTTTACCAGGATAAGTCTATATTACATCAAGATGAATAGGTTCAATTGTAGAGACATACGCTTCATCTACATCATAACCTTTATCTATTGCCTACTTTATAAGCATTGCTCTATAATACTTTATCCAGAGTTCAATCTAATGTCTGCTTAGATGTTCTGACTCTGTAATATTATTATTACGAGCAATCTATAATATATTATCTATTATATTATTAAGTGACATATAAAATTCTATTAACGTTAATATACCTAGAACGCATTTTAAAGCGATTAGAGGCATTTTATGTGTACAGCTATACAATCCCTTATCGCAACTAATAGCGTTTCCTGTACAAGCTTAAAACAAAAAAAAGGTTGACCTTATTGATCAACCTCTTTCATTACATTCTACATATTCTGTGGTAACATCTATTTCATAGGTGGTGGAACCATAGAACTTGCTTGTTTAATTATATTCTTTAATTCATTTACTTCATCTTGTAGTTCCTTTATTCTAGGATCCTCTGTATTAGTAGGTTCCTTCGGTATATCCAGTTTCTCAAGTAAAGCCTAGCACTTACTCATTTCTTCATCACACTTAGCTATTGACTCTTTCCTAGCTTTATAAGTGTTGTACTAATTCCTAAGTATATTCACTATCTCTTGTTTATCTGTAGAGATAGTAAGACCTAGATTAGTATCTGTAATTACTGATTTATTTTCAGGAATAGTAAACTTTCTAGACTCTCCATTACATTGTATTGTTACATCTACTACCTTCTTCCTAGGTTGGTTAGGCATAGGAAATTGATTAGTTGGTAGTGGTTCATCATATGCGCCTGATACTGATACTACAGACCCTACATTATATTCTGTGGTCTTCTTAAATGTACCAATTACTTCTATTATATAGACGCTATCTCCAGTTTTCAATTGGTTAAATAACATAATTAAATATTTTTAAAAGGGCTCAATTAAGAGCCCTTTATTATTAAGCACCAGGTGTAGCTATATTAGCAGGATATGCATTTACTAACTGATATGTATTATTACATTTGTTGTAATAAATCAGATATCTAAAGTTAACCTGCAAGTCACCAGCTTGTACATCTTCCTGTAAAGCGTTACGAAGTAAAGACTGAGTAGTGTTATCAGACTCACTATCTGATAAACCAACTGGCAGAGAAGCACTAGCCGTAGGAGAAGCCTATCTTACATCTAAGAAGAACAGACCTTCGTTAGGCAAACTTCTGTAATCTGCGTAGTTAACATCATATCTTACTTCTGTAGATGTAGCCACTACTCCAGTAGTTCTAAGTACAGGTATACCAGATATGGTATTCAGTCTACGACGACGTCTTCCAAAGAAGAACGGGAATCCAGCTCCCCAAAACGGGGGAAACGATGTTTGCGTATTATAGAAAGGAAACATAATTTACCTCCTTTCTATTAGCAACCACACTGTGAGCTCAAACCATAGTTTGCATAAGTATCACCAGCAAATGCTCCGTAAGCAGCAGCTCTGAAAATTTCTGGATTATATACAGACAATTGAGGATAAGGTACGCTTACTGTATTAGGCAACTTACACTTAATACCGTCTACATCTGATTGCAGAGTGTTAAGTCTAGTTACGATAGGTGCAGTAGCTTGGTTGATCATTGTACCTACAGCAGCTGTTTGATGTTCGTTACTCAACTGAGAAATCAAAGTAGAGTTCTTTTCACGTAAAGCATCAATCTTATCTAACAGAGCTTGGTTCTGCATAGCATCAAGCTTAGCGATTATAGACTGAGTATTAGCTGTATTGTTATCACGGAGAGACAGGGTATTGCTGTTCATAGTGTTAACCAAGTTATTAGTTTGGTTACATACGGACAACTGATTTTCATAACCCATCTTAGTGATGTTGTTATTTACAGCGTCAATAGAACGCTGAGTTGTGCAGCAGCAGTTAGCTAACTGAGAAGCAAGATTTGCATTACCAGAAGTAATAGCATTAATTACTTCACAACTTGACAGCTTAGTATCACAAGAGATCTGACTTACACCAGCATTGATCTGATTCAAAGCTGTTTGAACAGCGTTGATATCACAGTTCAAAGTAGTTGACAAGTTATTGATTGCATCTTTATTACCATTGATAGCCTACATGAGCAAATTAGTATTAGCATCAGTATTTAGTTCAGAAGCTAATGCACCAGCGTTACGGCCACCGAAACCGTTACCACCCCAGCAGAACCAGATCAGAATGATCCAGATCCACCACCAACCGCCGTTTCCACCGAAACCACCGTTGTTGTTCATCATAGCCATCAAAGCTGCAGGATCCATACCTTTATTAGCATTTTGCATTAAAGCAGCGAGACCAGCGTCGATACCGCGATCTTGCACGATAATTCTATCTTCTAACATAATTGATTTAGTTTATAAATTGATTTTAATTAATATCTGACATAGCGAGTGGCTCTACGAGAGTACTCATAAGGATCATATTCATGTTCTACTCTTTCGTAGTCTCTCTTTTCATAATCATCCTTATCATACATGCTACGTCTTCCGAACATACCCATTCGTCTACCACCTCTACGATAATGTCCAAAGTCTTCTTCTTCATCTTCATACTTGGACATTTTCTCTTCGTAACATTCCATTTCAGCTTCTCTGATATGATCGCACATTACGTAAATATAATAATACCACATCTTACCTTCGTCAATATCTTTATCATTAAGCCAAGCTTTTGCAAATTCAACGTAGTGTTTAGTATTATTAGAACCAGTAATGTTCATAATAACTCTATAGTAATCAGAGTAAACCATATTTAATGCTACAAACCAATCATAACGATTGAATTTGCTTCCTAGAGCAATTCCGTATTGACTGGCCAATGTGGTAGTCTCTTCTAAAGACCAATGTGGTCCACGAGTACCGTCCTCATTTTCCATCTTCATTACAGCTTTACGAGCATATTCCTCATTGAAGTGAGGTCCGTGTTCTTTCTCGTAAGCCTTCACACGAAATATTCTATGCATATTATTATTGATTAATATTGTTTTGAATATGTTATTTGTCGGGAATTTCTATTACCCGTGTATCCGTTACTTTGATCAACGGATTGCTATTTACTATCTGGTAATTTTTGATATATATTTTTTTAAAGTCAAAGTGAAAGAATCTAACTAGCCAGTTCTTATAAGTATTCTTATATTCTTTATTTTCTGTTACGAATATTGTCTACTAGTTTTTTATATCTATTTTGGCTGTTAGGATTGAGTCCTTTCTACTAACTATGATAGTTGTTAAGTCATTAAGTTTTAACTCTTTATCGAAGTCTATTAACTTCTCTTTAATTACTGTTTTCACAGAATCCTTAATCTCAGTATTGATTACACTTACATTGGTTAGATTCTTATCTTTGACTTTATTATCTTTCTTTACTTGATTTATCTATTGTATCAAGCTATCCTTACTATTATTCAGTTCATTTATAGTAAGTTGTAATACTCTATTGTGTGCCTCTTTATTAGATGCTATCTCTTCATAAGCTCTAATATTGTTAGTTATTCTGTTAATCTCTGCATTCTTTTTATTTAACTAATGGTTCTAAAACAAAACAGTCGCAATAAGTAAACTAACTAAACCTACTGCGACTATTCTGATATTGTTACTGAACCAATTAATTATCTTTATTACTATTGGTATCATCTGAAAGTTCTCCATCTAATTCGACATCTAATATCTATTCCCCTTTCTTCTTTGCTATCTTCTTAAGTATATTCCACACTTTCCATCTAGGATGTAGTTTACCTAAGTTCTCAAGTAAGGAGAAGAATTCTACTAAAGCTATAGCACCTGCTATAAACTCAATAGCGTGTAAATCTATAGAAGTTACTATAAACTTCTCAATAGTAAACGCACCACATATAGCAACTATTGCATCTCTTAGCTTATAGAATATTTTTGAAGTTAATCTCCTTGAACGTGCTAATATTTCATCGTCTTTATATTTCTTATTTACTTTGCACTCATATAAAGTATTAACTATGATAATGCCAGCTAGAGCTGTAATAGGAACATATACTGGTGAGTATAGAGATATTAATCCACCTAATGCAGCAGATGCTAATTTCTCTGTACTACTAAACATGTTTTTAAATATAGGCATTGTATGCTCTCCTAACTGATAATAATTCATAGATAGTAAATGATATAAAGTGTAAATCAAAAAAGTCCCAGCTGATTCATAAGGGGTTTAAAATCGGCAGGGACTCTGAAAATTATTCGAGATTATAATTAATAAACGTTTACATTGTAAATAAGTTGCTATTACTCGATTAAACTTAGTTAAGACTAATAGCGGTTCTTACGAGCTTCTAGCATATTCAATCAACTAATGATACTTAATTGTCTTCTTTAGTAGATTGATACCATTACAATGTTTCATCCAACCAATATGACTACAGACTTGCTACCTATATTCACTATAAGTCATATGCTTAAGTTTATTCATAGCAGCAACTTTCTTACACATTTTGTGTTTAATATTCTTTCTAATCAGAGTATAATCGTGATAGATTTTATATCCTACAAAAGATATACTTCTATCTTCTACTCTGAATATCTGATAATTACTTTTAATTTCTAATTTAAGTGTGCCTAACTGCTCTCTTATTTCATCAAGTAATTGTCTTAAGTATTCTTTATCACTATGAAGTATTACCATATCATCTGCATATCTGAAGTAATACTTTACAGCTTTATCCTCTTTAAGCCAATGATCAAAGTATGACAAATAAAGATTGGCAAAGAACTAAGAAAGATAATTACCAATAGGAACTCCTTCTACAGAGTCTATAATACCATCTAATAATGCAAGTAGCTTATTATCTTTAATCTTCTTTCTAACTATCTACTTTAATATTTCATGGTCTATACTTGGATAAAACTTTCTTACATCTAACTTGAGACAATATACTGTATTCTATTTATCTTTCAATGCGCTTTGTACATCATATAATGCCTTATGAATTCCTCTCTTCTTAATACAACTATAAGTATTAGTAATAAATACAGAACGCCAAATTGGTTCTAATATATTCATAATAACATGATGAACAATTCTATCAGGATAATAAGGTAATTTAAATATAAGTCTTTCTTTAGGTTCTCTAATTATAAATGTATCATACTTAGAGGTAGTATAAGTTTGATTTATCAGTGTACTTTGTAATCTAACCAATAAACTATCTTTATACTTGTCAAACTCCTTAATATCATTTCTATTACTCTTATTCTTTCTAGCTTTCTTATCAGCTAAATATAGATTGTCTATTGAAACAATCTTTTCAAATAAATTATTATATCTTTTCATCTGAAGCACCTAAGTGAGTCTTCACCGAAGTTACCAACACACTCGTTTAGGTTAGTTATCTTTTGCCAAGAGGCAAGGTCTCGTTCCTCAAAAATAATCTGAAAATCACTGATAGTTCTCTGATAATCGTGCTTCATTGTACTGACATTAGCATTCGCATTACTAAGGTCATTGTTAGAATTCAGATTGAATAAACCTGCATTGGAACTATTACTCGTGTTAGCCCCTATCTAACTTACTTGTTCAATCCAGAACGACAACCTATTTGTTAATAATTAAGGGATATATACCAGACGAGTACCGACAACAGCATGCGCACCACCAAGGCCATAGTCAGAACCCAGATGGAATAAACCCGCATCGGAACCACCACCCGCGCTAGCCCCCAACAGTAAAGTTCTGTCAGCTTCTACAGCATTCGTCCAATGATAATCACAGAAATACGTAGTAGAACCAGCTCCACCTTCCTAACAGAATAAGTCAGCAGCTGCATTGTTTGTAATGCGTTTAACCCATTGATTGCTAGTAGTGATAGTAGTTAAACCACTATCTTCATATAACGATTTATCTATGCCAAAATTCTCTTTGTTGTTGGTGACGTATATCTTATTGTCTGTTCCTGTTACAACAATATCACAACAGTTCTTCCATATATGACCAAATGGATTCTCAATACCTCTATATCTATTAGCGTATTGACTGGCTTGTGTTTCAGTACCTTCTGCATCTGTATTAACGTATGAATACTGTACTTGACCAGAACTATTACCTAATGAATTAGTAGTACCTGTAGGTACAAAAGCCCATCTATCAGCGCCGTTTTCTTTCTTAGTTCCATTAGTAATACCATTACCAAGCCCACCCTGATGATAACCTTCTTCAGTTAATGCAGTATTAACTGCTTTCTAACTATTAAGGGTAGCATATTCTACTACATAACACCAAGTAATAAACTTATGTATCTCATAAGTATAGATAGCATAACTGTTACTTCTATCATTACGAGCTTGTGTCAAGAAAGTAGTTCTACTAGTACTTACAGTAGGTACTTGATTTCTAATTGAGTATAAAGTACTGCCGTCCCCATAAGCTTCATATGCAGAGCAATACTTCTTACTAAACTTAGTATATCCTTCTAAAGGATATAAAGACATTCTGATTTCCCAATCATAGTCTCCGTGTACTACTACAGTATAGTATGCATCAGGTAATTCAACCATATCATTACCATCTTCAATGCCATTAGTTACTTCAGAACCATCTTCGTAATGATCCCAATCTGTAGCATTAAAGTATTTAATAGTACCATCAGAAGTAAGTCTACAGCCTTTGAATAATGATTGTACTGGTAGGTCTTTATGCATTTGCATATTACCAGTTCTTACTCCATCAGGACTACTACCTGTAAAACGTACTCCATACCATAAGTCACCTGCAGCATATATCTAAGAACCGTTCAACCACATCTCTTGAACGGATTTCCCATTAGCAGCAACTTCTTGGAATGTTAAATTATTTAAACCAACTTGTCCCATAATTAAGCTGAAAGTTTAATATACAATATACCAGGAGTCTAACTACCTATTTCAGGTATTTCATCTACTATTTTAATCTGAGTAACATCTGTAGAAGTTACTTTATTAGCTACAGCAGTATTTATCTTATTATTTGCTTCACTTTTAGTATATACATCAGACTTATTTGCTTTAGTACCTAACTGATTAGTAATAGTAGTAGCAAAGTTAGGATCGTCACCTAATGCAGCCGCTATTTCATCTAAAGTATTCAGAGTTTCAGGAGCAGAAGCAACTAATCTAGCACATTCGGCTTGTGCTATTTCGATAGCCTTAGCATCTGTTTCTAATTTAGTATAAGCATCATTAATACCATAACCTGCCAATGTAGTAGACTTATTTGCTTTACCGTTTAGGTCATTGGTTAACTTCTGTTCAGCCTGTTTAGCTCTATTTACCTCATCTGCAATTTCCTATTTCAGTTTCTTTATTTCTACACTCTAGTCAGTATTAGTAAAGTAATTAACCGGTAACCAGTCATTGCCTGTATAACTTTTAATTACATTACCATTAGCATCAGTAGATAAGTCAATCCAATAAGTTACTTCCATAGGATTGGGAGCATAAAAAGATGCTACGAAGTTAGGGTTCTCTTGTTTTATCATAAGTTTTATTAAATTAAAGTTATAAAATATTTAGCAATAGACCCCAATACAATAGATGAAATTCCAATTGCTAAGTCTTTTTTATTCCATTTACCATTATAGTAATGACATCTATCACTATTCTCTTTAACAAATAGCATTAGCAATGATGTACTACTATTAAGTAATAATGCAGTAGTGAAATATACTACTGCACCAAATATATTATTCTTTATAGAATTCTTCATTATACCACATTTGTAAATTTAATAGTACCTGCAAAGTTAGTTACTTCTTCCATATTTAAGAAGTCTAATTTAACTGCACCAGATACATTATAGGTCTATATCGTGTTCTTGCTGCTTAGAACACATCATATTGTTCTTTACCCAAGATATTTCATATTCAGTAAGAGTACGATTAAAAATAAGAATATCGCTATGACAACCAATAAAACATTGATTTCCTAAAGAATCTTTAGTGCTTCCAATAACTAACCTATCGTCATTATCTGCTTGATCGCTATGATAATTAATCGCATTGCCGTTATAAGACGCTTTAGTTTGATAACTTACGCCATCTTTTTGAAGTTCAATTACAGTTTCAGCTGCAAAACTCATAGCATTAAACGATTTACCGTTACCAGTTCTTTCAAACGTAAAAGCTTTTTTCTTATCTACAAAATAACTCCAAGAATTTATTTTATCTTTAAACCAAGTTCTATCAGTAATAATAGTATAATCCGTTAGAATAGGCATACCGTAAGCAATAGCGTACATCTTGCCATCGTAGCAAAGCTGGTCGGGGTAGTCGGGGATTTGGGTGATGGTGATAGTTTCTCCTTCTTTCAAAGAATATTCAAATACAGCTTTGGTTGCACCTTCAATATTTTGAGCAGGAATAATGTTCTCGCCATTTTTTAACATCACACTTGTTATTACAGCATCAGTGCTATTCCTAAATCTCAAATAAAGATAATCGCTTTTTGCATTAATATTTGCCAATATTTTAAACGCTTTATTATTCCAATTACCAAGCTGCGTATATGCAAGATACGAACCGCCACTGCCACTAACAGTAAAACTGAATGGGTCTTGTTTTTTATCTACTCTGGAGATGATTAATTTGCTAAAGTCTTGCTGATACACTCCCATCCCGCTATTCAGCTTACCCTTACCACCATACAAATAGGCGTGGTTGCCGTTGCCGCTAAGGTCTTTTAGAATAGAAGTAGGAAGCTGGGTGATGGTGATATTACATTCACCGATAACACTAACACCAAAACCAAAATAGAGATTATTATCTTTAAAGGTATAAACACCATCTTTTTTAATATGGGTTTCAGGCTTTCCTCTTCCTTGTCTCACGATAAGATATCTATTTTCAGTAACTCCAGTAACACGAATAGTCAAATCGGAATAAGGTTCATTATCATCCTCTACAATATTGTTAGTCTCAACTACATTTGTTATAACAATAGTATTATTAGTAATTTTAGCAGTACCTCTACTATTTCTATATGCCCATTTTGTAAAATCTTCTATGTATGCTTCAATAACATCGAAATTCGTCATACGCTGTTTACAGTATGGAGAATACCAAGCTACTATACTTTCCTTAAACCAATCTGGTTGTTCGGGTTCAGGCGGTGTAGGTGTACCAGGTATATACCATTCACCTAATGCTACAGCGCCTATATTAGTATATTGACTAATGCGTATATGTTTACCTTTGAATAAACCAAAATCAACCTAATTAGTATCCTATACTACATTTAATATAGGAGTTGAAGTAAGACTTTGAGTTAGATCATTTATAATGAGCTACCCAGTAATATTAGCAGGTTCAATATAGGAATCTCCCTTCTCTATATGATACAGTTGAGGAAATACAAAGTATGCCTAAGGATTTATAAATAAAGGCTGATATAGGATTGTTTTCATAGTGCTAGTACCTGTTTACGTAATCTCCCTTCTCTATATGATACGTGTACCCAAGAGAAGTTTGATTCATTAATTAACTGATCAAATGGAAGATTATCTTTAATATAGTTGAATAATTTCTCATTCTCTGTCTTACTACCTACAGTAATATCAGCTGCTTCGCCGTATAGGTGCTAACTCTTCTTAGCTTTACTACCTACAGCCTTATTTAAAGCCTCACAGCGATACCCTGAGTTAACTTTGATAGGTTTACCATACCATTCCCTTAAAGGGTCTAAAACAGCCTCTATTAGCTTCTATAGCTTTAATACTCCTTCAGAGGAAGGAGTATTGTCTATACCGTTAGCTTTTGCTGTAGATGACTTTGTCATTTCCTCAATTGTAAAATATTTCATTATTTCTATTGTTTACTGTGTAATATAAAATACTGATACTAGATAAAGTTCATGTGTTTGTGGGACAGTTAGTAAATAGTTTCCAGCTTGTGCATCTAAATGTTCATAAGGAAAAATCCATTGTGAAACATTGTTTTTAGAATTACCTTCTGAATGAATCATTCTGAATTCTAAATTTGTTTGTGTAATTACATCTATTGGAGTAGTGTCATAATAAGATTTTGTCCATACATCTTTAGGATTAAGTACTACTGTATCATCATTTATCTGTATAGTTTTAGATGCAATGCTACCATTTATTATTACAATGCACCTTTTATTTCCCAATGGAAAGTCATATGAGAAATGGGGGGGGGTTGGCAGATTAGCAACAAACTCAGCTTTTGTCATACATTCATTGTTAGGTACAACACTGAATCCTTCTGCATAAGCTTCTGCTTTTGTAATTAATTCGTTTGTGGATTCCATATTAACTATTAAATTAAAAAGGATTTGCGTCTTGTGACAAATATATATATGTAGTTTTACCCATAGCAGTTACAGCTACTGTGCAAGTTCTCATCATGTTTGTCTAATTATTATATAAAGGTCTTACACGTAGTGTTCCTCTACCTAACTACAACACTTCAAAGTATTGTGACTATCCTGTAATTTTAGTAACGTAATTACTAGTATAATCTTGAATATTTTGGTGTATAGCGAACTAATTAAGCAGTATAGTAGTACCGTATCTCAATTGAATATCTCTCTATGTAGTACTATTGTGCATCCAATTTTCGGCTAACGAATCTGTCGTTAATTCTTCTCTTTCAGAGAAGTTTAACGTAATAGAACTATAGTCAGCTAATTCATTAGAATCTGTAGTACAAGCATGAGTAAGTTTGCTATTTATCTCTGCCTTAGAAGGACATTCTTTCATAGTTGTAGTAGGATAACTTACATATTGTTTATATTGAGATGGTACTCTATCATAAATATTTTCCCAAGTCTGCATCTCTACAGCAGCTCTAGGTTCAATATCAATTGTTTTGTTTTCCATTCTTCAACTCCTCTATTTGTTTCTTTAAATCTTCTACTTCCTACTTAAGTAACTTAATACCTTCGATAGCTACTACTCCTAACATACAGTAATCTACAGACTTCATACCATCACTATCAGTATTAACTACTTCTGCAAAGTTATTCTCTAAATCCTATGCAATAGTACCTATTTGATGTTTATCGTGCATATTGAACTCTACAGTAGGTATTTCACATATTTGATCTAACGTATGCTTTAAAGGAGCTATATCAGACTTTAATCTAATGTCAGATTCTTTAAAGAAGCCAGATGCATGTACAGCACCATATGCCCCATCTGCACCAGCTTGACCATTACCTATATATACTGCTTTAGCTGAAGTTACAGCATTATATCTAGATCTATAGTTAATCCATACGTAATCTCCAATATTATCGTTTGCAAAATTAAACTCGTTATCATGTACTATTTGTAAATTCTTAACTTCTCCGAATAGATCATTTTCAACATATGTAAAGAAATCTTTTATATCTCCTTGTGTATCTTTTATAGAATACGTATTATACCCATCTAACACTTCAGAGGAATGAGCGGTCATTTTTAAATCTGCATAGTCACTAGTATAAAAATAATTAGCTCCACCTCTTAAATATATATAGAATGTAGAAGTCTATGTAGTTTGTCGCATCTCTCCAACTGCTGTTTCTCCTCCCCATTCTCCATGCCAATTATTTAATTTATTTCTAGCATAAGTATATTGACCCCAACCATCTCCAATAATTGTCATATCAATATGCAATACAAAACCTCCATTATTTGTAGCCCAAGATGGTTTAGGGCTTATTCCCGCAGAATCATTATTCAAGCTATTCCAAATTACTAAATTACAAGGAGGAACAATGGTATTTGGGTCTGCTGTAAATGATACAGGATACCAATGATTTTCATCAAAGCCTTCACCTACTAAAGATACCATTTTACGTCTATCTCTATCTTTAGATAAGACATACATGTCATTTACATTTTCTACAATGAATAAATTACTATTAGTATCATTATTATCAATTACACTTACTCTTCTACAAACCCTCTGATTACCTTTTGAAATATAATAGTTATAAATAAAGTGTAGTTCATATTGAGTGCTATCTAAATTCTTCCAAGCATTTACTCCTGATAACTGTATACAGTTAGTATCTGGAGTATCTTTAACATGAAAAAAATATCTAGTATGTGTTTTTATTATATCGTCAACTATAGCTCTAAAATTAACAGATCCACCAAAAACTGAACTTATATCACTAGAAGCTGCATCTTTTTCATGATTTACAATATTAATAATATCTCTAATATCTTGTAATTCTATTATATTTATATCAGAGCTACTAGATCCTCCACTCACTTCTTTATAAGTACCATTGTCAGATAAGTATTTAGTACCATTGCCATTAGTAATTATTTTATCTATTTTGGTCTTATCTGAAGGAAGAATAATACCAGCTGTACTATCAGTTGCAGGATTAAATTTTAACAGAATTGAATCCGTATTAGCCTAGTCTTTAAGATCTTGTTGTATTAAACTAAGTGATATCCCGTCATTTTTATGCGATAACCTTCCTTCAGTAATTATAAGATTAGGCATATTTTCTATTGTCTACTTTAAAGCATTACCGTCAGAAGCATTAAACTTACTATTCAAAGCATTCTGTGTAGCAGTAGATATAGGCTTATTAGCATCAGAAGTATTATCTACATTACCTAATCCTACTTGAGTTTTATTAACTTCATGAGGATTAGACTTATTATTAATATGTGTTTCTAAATTAGTCTATACAGCATCAATATCAGAAGTAATACCAGCTTGATCTTTTAAACCATTTAATTTAGTCTTATCAGCTGATGTCATCACCCCTGCTTGAGATGTAGTAGCAGCATTAATTGTATGACTATCTTCACTATCTGAATTAGTAGATGTAAAGTGAGTTTGATACTTTAATACTACCTTATCAGTAGAAGGATTTACAGTAACAGGCCCAACAACTACTTTATTAGATGTTTTGTTCAATTTATCTGTAGTAGCTTTACCTTTATCTCCAGGATATGCAGTAGAACTAGTTTCACCTAATGCTAATGATTTAGATATTTCTACATAGCCTGTACCTGACCATCTATAAGTTAAATTAGTATCTTGTACTATATATATCTTACCAGATTCACCAGTACCAGGCAAATTACTAAAAGTATCAACTTCTATTACATCATCTACATAAGACGGTAATTGAGCAGATGGAATAATACCACTTTCATTCAAAGAAGCTAAACCATTTGGAGCTCCTTTACTATCTATAAATTCTTGTACTTTGTTATTAAGTTCAGATGTATCACCTATAAGAATCCAACTACTTTCTTTAGTATAGTCAGCGCCAGGTGATAATTGATATACTTTACCAGGTCTATCTTTACAGGAAACTAACATACAGTCATATTTCCATATACCTCCCTATTCATCTGTCCAGGTCTCTGGTTTTACTAGATCTGCATATGAACTAACTAACGATCTAGCTTCGAGAGGGGCATCTTTCTTTACTTCAAGATTACCACTAAAATTAAACGTTCCTCTATCTCTCATAATTAAGCAAATGTTATTTTAAATGAAGATGAACCGTTAGTTCCATCATTACGAGTATATACTTTATATTGTACATTAGCACCTTGTACATTTATAGTTTCAGTAGTAACAGAAAATCTACTAACACTATAGTCTTCATACTTACCACTAAGTGTATTCAACAATGTAATTTTAGTTACATTAAACTTAGCAGGTATCTTAAATGCATGTTTATTACTAGCTGTTTCAGCTACAAATGTAACATCTAATGTTTTATTAGTAGTCAATGCTAGTTTGGCAAATGCAGTAATATTATCCTTATTGGTATAGTAAGGATATACTCCTGTAACATTCAATGTTTTGGAATTAGAAGGAGTTGAGCTAGTCTTAGTAACAGTATCTTTAGCTACTGATTTATGTTCTTCACTAGTCTTACCTAAGTTACTACATGCGTAATATACCGGCATAGAAGCAAATGTAGCATTAGCTGTAGGGCCAGTTATATCTACTTTTACTGTATTAGTACCTTCAATAGCTTTAAATGTCTTGCTATCTAAAGTAACCTAAGCAGGATTAGTATTAGCAGTAGCATTCTCTACACTACCATTAGTAGTACGCTTCATAGTATAATTAACTGAATTTAAAGCAGCGTTACTAGCATTAACTGTTATAGTAGTATTAGAAGAATCCTTAGTATTATCATTAGTAGAACTATAACCGTAAGTAAATCCATTGTATGTTCTAGCTGTAGTAGACATAGTAGCAACAGATAGAGTAGTCTTTCCAATAGTAACAGTAGCACCTACTTCTACTAAGTTTGTACTACTTAATGTGAATGAAGGAGCTGCAATGGCTGCACTAACCGTACCTTCTTTGAATACAAGATTAGTAGGCCATAATTCTTTGGTAAATAAAGATATAAATAAGTCCTGCATGCTAGTATCTGAGCTGATACTATTAATACCTGCTTTATTAAGTAAATCAGCTAATGGACCACCTGCAACAAGTATTTCATCTGTAGTCTTTACTGTTTCAGCAGTATCTGCTACAATAAGCTTATAAGTACCATCATCAGATAGATACTTGGTACCGTCTCCGTCAATAACTATTCTAGATACTATATCAGCTAATGCCTTTCCTTTACCACCATCATAAGCAGTACCGGTTGTTTCTCCAAGAAATAGTCTTTCAGACATTACTACCATATCATTACCATCCCAGAGATGTATGATATTAGTACGGTTATATTCATCTAAACCTACTAGAACATATACTTTAGAATTAAGAGGATCTATTATCTCCCATTCATTGAATCTTCTAATGTATAGTTTCTTATTTTCTTTACAATAATAAATATCATTCTCTTTAGCTTGATATAGTAGAGTATTCATTTCTGATACTGTATCTACAAACTCCTATATCTTTACTAACGATTGTAGGTCTATATCACTATCTGATACATCTCCTATATAGTCTATTAACGAATCAATAGACATTTTACCATTGTGAATGCCATCTTGAAAAGGAATTATTTCTTTACCATTGAGATCTTTCCTTTCGACTAACTAACTTATTCTAATTCCTTTTGTAATCATATTACTTGTCTTCTGTTTTTAATGCATTCATAGCATCTATGATAGCAGGCTTACAGTATTGATTTACAAATTGCATAATAACTTGTACTTCTTCATCTGTATATTCTAGCTCACCTTCAGAATTATATATCTTTAAAGCTAAAGAATGAGCTTTAATACCACTACCTACTTCATAAATTAATTCACCTAATTGTTGTCTAGCATCCATACAAATCTTATTTGTTTTTTGGATGTCAGTGTATACTTCCAGTTGTGCAAAATTTATTTTCATAATTAAATAGATCTACTTCTAAGTATTGCATAATATTTGTTTTGTGAATATACTAATAGAAAATCCATGACATCTCCTACATTCACAGTAATCTATTCTATTCTATTACCATTATTATCATATAATATAGGTCTATTAGAATCACTGTCGTTATTTCCTCTACCCCATATATTGCATTCTTTTGGATTACTACGTGGGTTATAAACAAATGTTACAGGAACAGCCCATTCAAGAGTTTGTATGGCTAACTTTGTTTTTACACTATCAAGATGTGGTAATCCATACCACATACGTCTAACACTACTACCTATAAATATAGTCCTTGAATATTGCTGATACAGTATCTAATTTTCAGAAGGATTTGTAGCATAACTAAGTTTATAACCTACCACATCTCCATATAATGATAAACTTCCCGAGCCGTATATTGCCATATTACGAATTAAACTGCCAGTAATATCAAAGTACAGACCATCATTTATCTATGCAACGTCAAAATCATTAGCATTACTTTTAAAAGAACCAAAGTACGAGTAACCTAAAGAATTAGGGGTACCTATTAATGCTTCTCTTTCTCCTTCCTTAAACTTTATATAACTAGAGAACAGTTTCATTCCGTTTGCTTCTGTACCACCAAATAGCACACCTGTAATTTCAAGTGACTAAATGGTACCGGATAAGGCTTCTATCTCTCCTCTTATAGACGCGTTATTAGCCACCATTCTACCATCTTGTCTAACTAAGAATGGAGCGTTAGCTCTATTTTCTTCAGTAGTACCAGCCCATATACGAACAGAATTATTGTCATTTCCGCCTTCACCAGTAATACCTGCTACTACATGAAAGTCATTAGATGTATTACCAGTCTGATAACCTACTCTTAATGAATTACCAGTAATAAAGTCTAATTTAGCATTTTTAGCTATTATTAGATCAGTATATATACTAGCTACATTCTAAGCTAATTCTTCCCAATATTCAGCTCCACCAGGAGTACCAGGTTTATTATCACTAGAAGATAAGTGCTTACCTTGTCCTAATCCCCTATCTATAGTAGATATACATTTGTATGCCTTATAGCCTGTAGAAGTTCCTAAATCTTTAATTAAAGCAATATCTAAGTATCTCAGTGGTTGTACTGTTGGAGATACTTCGCTTTCATTGCAATATAGTCTACCAGGCCACCATTCAGATCTACGTACTATCAGCCCTTCTCCTGTATCACCTTTAGATACTTGCATTAACCAATCTGGATTACTATCACTGGGTTTGGTATCAGTACCATTTATATTAACACATAACCATAAGTAACCTAATACACTTACTCTATCATAGTAGTCATAATGAGTATCTGGTTCCCAAGGACCTCTATCATTAGCATATCTTATCTCTTCCCCATTTGGCTTTACTTGAGTAATAGTACCAGTAAAGTATACTGAATTAAGATATGCTGAATATCCTCTCATATCGTAACCAAACATATTGAGATTATCAAGATTACCAAATTGCATCGCAATGTTTTTAGCTCTCTAATCCCAAGTATTCTAGTTTACTAAGTAACGTGTATAAGTACGAGTTGAGTAACAAGATGTTTGGCGATCTACATTAGTTTTATTACCATATGCAACAAAGTTCATTTGAGCACATGGGTGAAACGTCATATTCCAATAATCATCTACTGGTCTAAGCTTGTAACCAAATTTCTTATTTTGTGCATCTAGTATGTTAGTAACTTCAAAGTAAACAGTATAGAAACCTGCAAACTTTCTATTACCTCTACCATCATCTTCATCATTTTCAGCATTTTCATCTGTCTTTTCTGAATGGTATATACCCATACATAGGTCACCCATTGATACAGCTCCGTATTCTCCTTCTTCTAGTTTCAGTGTAATAACACCTGAATATTCATCTGTTTGTTCTACACTTTCTATTACACCTGCACCAGGAGCATTCCATTTATCACCTAATTGAATTTCTACACGGTTATATCTCAATTCAGGTACTTCAAGGAATCTACGCAAAGTAAGACTATCAAATTCAGCATGGCCATATTTATCAATCTTACCACCAAATCCTGTAAGACCTGATGCAAAACCTTCTTGACCAAATATTGCTGATTCTTTAAACCACACTTCATAAGCAGTAGAATCAGGTTTAATCTTACTTAAGAATACATCATCATATATCTCTGTATTCAGGTTCTTATTAGTCCACTTCTATAATTCACTATCCCATGCTAATGCGTTGTCATTACGTAAATTATTAATAGATACATCTTGTAAATCAACTAATTTACCAAGTAAGCCAGTAACTACCTTATTAGCAGCAATATTTGACCATCTTTTACCGTCATACTAAAGTAAGTCTAATTTAGCAGCATCTACTATATTAGTATCCTTCATCTACTCAATACGATTCTATAGATTAATTTGAGTTTGTAGACTGCCTATATTATTACGTAATTCTTCTATATCAGATGTATTAGCTGATATATTCTCATTAGACTTATCTAAGTCTGTATCTTTAGCATACTATATTAGACTATCTGATATAGTCTTAATAGATGTGGTATTTTTCTGTACTTGTTCTTCTAATGGAGTCATTTTTCACAAATTAAAAGTTCGTCATAGAATGTTTTTATACCTAAATCTACTCCTAAACTTTGTTCTAGCAGTATTGCTTTATCATCAGTTTCAGAAGTATCCTTCCACATTTCATCCAAAGGATGTACTAACTTGCTTATCAATGCTCTAAGACAATCTATTTGTTCATCTGTAAACTTTAAATCACTTTCTAATAGACGAGCAATATGATTAGCACAAACCCATTTACGTATGCAAGGTATACCTTGATTAGAGTTGTACTTAACTTTTAAGTTATACTCTTTACCTATTCTATATATATCATCTATTAGCATAATGAACAAACTCCGTTTCTACAAGTTTTATTACAAGCAAAGCAATCGTGGTTATTGTAGAATGTAGTTTTAGTATCTAAACATATATTTAGCATTCTAGCTATATCTGTATAATACTGTACTGCATCGTCTATTAAGTTATTATTGATAGCGTAACTTAACAGATCTTGTTTCAATAAAAACAATATCATTCTATCTATTTGCTGATCATCTAAACAAGTACTACAGTTCTTACATAGCAATTCTACTTCTTTATAGTATATATCAGCTTGGTTGAAAAAGAATTGACTTGAATTATCTATAGTTGCTATAAATGCACTCATACAGAAATCTTCAAGCTTAGTAGAATCAATTACTATTGATAACCTCTGTTTATCTATCTGTACATCAGAATTGTAATCCGTACCTAATATTAATATTTTGTATGAATGCTTATCAGGATTTACTGAACTCCTGTTAGAATAGTTATTCAGTGTGTCTATATATAAATACAAATTTGAATCTACTGAATCAGGTATCTTTGTATCTAATTCTACTACTATGTTGTGTTTTACTATTGTTATACCAGTTATCTTCATATTAATACTTTTAAATAAAAAAAGGCTACAGGGCTATTTAGCCCCATAGCCCTTGTCAGCACACTGAAACACTGTTTTTATTATGCTACAGTTTCACCTTTGATAAATGACTGAATACCTTTATCAACGATAGAATTAACCATACTAGGACAGTATACTTCCGTAGTCAACGGAGTAGTCTTAATATATTGGTTGTCATTACTCAGATACAGGTTATCATTTTCAATTACTGCATAGTCATAAGAAGTACCTTCTACTACTTTGCGAGCCTGTTCTACTTCAGGATATGCACCAGTAAACACATGACCTTTATAGCCCATGTAGCGTACTTCTGCATCACGAACTTGCTTCCAGAAACCTTTACCAGGATTACCTGGAGTCTTAGCAATAGTAGCACCAGATACTGCTTCCGGCTGATTAGCAAGCAATGCACCAGGAACAGTATGATACAGAGATACTTCCATATCTACTACAGAGTATTCATTCAGAGAATAAACACCTTCATTATCATCTTTAACCATAGCAGTCAAAGTGAGAACCGCAGCAGCATTCTTAGCCTGAATACGACGATTCTTGTGAGCATTAATTTTCTTTACAAAAGCTTCCGCTAATTTCTGTGCTTCATTTGATTCAGCATATACTTCATAAGTATGAGTAAATTGGAAGCTATTAGCTTCAATATCTTTATACAATACACGAAGTACATATCTGTGACCAGCTACAATAGTAGCATCAGTCAAAGTAATAACTACTTTATCTTGAGTAGGTTCTACATGCTGACCGATTACGGCAGATGGTTTAGAACTCTTCTGAATCTCATTAGAGAATTCAATATTAGCTTTCTAAGCAACATTACCATCAGGCATAGTAACATTGATCTTTTCACCTGCAACACCTACATAGAGTGAGCTAGCCTTAGCGGCTTCTGCTGCTGTTTTAAGGATAGCTTTATTCTGATCAAACAAAGCTACTTCACCAGCATTCAAAGCATCTACAGTAGTATAGCTAGCAGGACATTCCTTACCGATAAGAACGGTGTGAACTGAAGTTATCATATAATGTAATTGTTATTTTAGATTAGACATATTAAGCGCTTCTGTCTATTTTCGCTTACTTTCTACTTTCCTAACTTGTTTAAAAGTTTAATTTCCACGTCAATAAGCGCTTTCTGTTAATGTTATTCCATTGAATTTACTTCATTAGAATATACATTATAATTTGGTAAAGTAGCTAATATTAACTATACTGCTAATTTAACTATTTCCATATGAGTATGAACAGGTAAGTCTATATACTCATCAGTAGGATTAGTTTTAAGGTCTACTTTACTTGGTTTCTTTAAATACTCAATAGTATATTCGGCTACTTTATAATTACCATCTGTGTATAAAGTAATTGTATTATCCTATATGAGTCTGATTGGTTTAGCTTTAGTATACTTTAGACGATACTCAGATAATGAATTTTCCTTGATTCTATCAACAGTTTCAATAGTACCCTCTATAGTATCGCTGTACTTTATTCTATAGTTACCTAAAGCATCCTTCTCCCAGCAATTATTTATTACTCCATCTGCTGGAGCTATACCTGCTGTATCTCCTAATAATATAACATAATCATCAGGCAAGGTAACTGTATATTCCTCTTGGTTTACTTTGGTAATATCTATATCTTTGTAAGTGCGCTTAGTAACTAGAGTACGTAAATCATCAGTACGTTTCTGATCCTATTCAAATCCTCTTTGTTTGAAATTTAAACCAGAATACCTAGTCTTCCAGAATTTATCAATAGCTTCATTAATGAATGACATAATAGTATCGGATGGTAATTTGCCAGCTAAAGATAATTCAGGATTGATTAACTGTAATCGTCTCTCTACTTCTATTTGTAATTCTCTAGGGCTCATTATTCATTTAAGCTATCAAGTTGTACTTTAGTTTGTGCTCTCTATGACTCTATAGTCTCTAGAGCAATCTCTACGGCTCTGTCTACTACTTCATTAAGTACATAATCAGGTACTTCGGTAATATCCTTATTATAGTCTTTATAACTAATAGTTTCAGGATATTTAATATAAGTAATATCTGCTGTATATTGTTCAGAAGACATACGTATAGGATCTATATAGATCTTTAAAGTATTATCTTCTAATACTGCTATAGGAGTTTCAATCCAAGGTATATTGTTATATGTTTGTAAGAAACCCTTAGCTTTTTCATGATCTGTTAATGAACATATTGCTGCTTCCCCATTAAAGTGAAGCACACAATCTACATAGAACATTCTTTTAAGCTATTCTCCGTCATTAAAGAAATTAGATAAAGTAAGCACATTAGAATGTGAGTATGGATATACTAATGATAATGCTGTATCTGTCTTAATTAGTTTCTATAGATCAGCAATACGTTTAACTGCACCTTCAAATCCTACTTTTAAAGTATTATTGCCAGTGTACTTATTACATATTACCTCTATATATGCCTAATTAAGAAACAAATCTATTTCTTCAGGAAGGAATGCAGGGCAGCCACCAAAAGCAACTGCCTCTGAATTCTTATCCATGAGAACTTTAAATGCCTTATGTAAATCAGATATCTTCATTATTTGGATTTAATTTCATTCATAATGGCTAACTTAATGTCTTGATTTTTCTTATCTTGTAAGTAAACAATAACATCGTCAATACCATTACCAATCAGATCTGTACCAAAGAAGTATTGAGTTCTATTCTTACGAATAATATTTTTAGCAATAGCTTCTTCAATAACAAAGTTAATTTCTTTATTTGGGTTATTTACCCATTTCAACATAAACTTATCAGGTGCTGTTTCAACTTGTTCAGTAAGCTTAGCTTCAACGAGTTCATTTGACATAGTATCTGATTTCATACCATATAAACGTAAGCACTTACGCATATCTTCAATAGACATTTTATCTAATTCTCTATATGCTTCACGCTTAATCTTATTGATACGATTAGCTTGTTCTGCTTCAGAGTCTTTATTAATCAGTACATAGTCTTTAGAAGGATTCATATTAGCTAATCCATCTGCTACTCGTTTGTGACCTTTAAGGAACAGATATTGCAATTCATCCAACGGCTTATCTGTATCCAGTATTAGATCTCTTTTACCAAGTTTAACTGCGAAGGTAGTCCAAAAATCGCTATTAGGAGACAACTCACCTTCTTCTTTATTTAAGGCTTTCTCTAATCTACGAGCATCTTCTGTACTCAAGCCAGTGTAGATATTACCAGATCTAGTCCAGTAAGGTCCTACATAATCAAATGTTGTAGGCCATTTTGTAAGTCCGGTCCAAGGATTTACTTTAACTATTCTAACGATTACTTCCATAATATCAAATATTAGATTCTATCAAGTTAGGAAAAAGAAAAGGCCAGCCGAAACTGGCCTTTATTAGCTTATTCTTTATATCTCCAAATATATTTTAAGTTTCCTAAAGAGTGAGCAGAGCCTGTATTAGATTCTCCACTTAATTGTCTTTGAATGGTTCTTCTGTCACATCCTGTAGATCTAGACGCTCCAATAATACTGGGATATTCTCCTATTAATTCTCCCGTCTTTGGGTCATAAAGTTACCACAGACTGTCAGTTTTTTACATCACTCGAGAATTAATTCGCCACATGCGCGGGGATCTCTCAACATGATACCCATTTCACCAAGGAAGAATACGGTATAACCGTCCTTACCATTAGATCTCAGAGTATCTTTAGACTTAGCATAACCAGACGGAGCTACAGCACCACCAGTATACCAAGTTACGAATTCACGATCTTTACGTACTACTTTAACGATGTTAGCTTCACCATCACGACGACCAAGATCCAAGAAAGTCATACGATATGATTCCTTCGGTTTCAAGGTTACCGGATGCAATTCACGGTTATAAGTAGTATCATCGTACAACGGGAAGTACTTCAGAGTCAACTCGATACCGTTGGTCATTTTGTAAGTCTTGAACTGACCACCAAAAGTAAGGTTATCACCAGAACCAGTTACAAATACTGTATCCGTTAAGTTCATAGTAGCTACCTTCTCTTTCAAGATACGGTCAAACTCACGCATACCCATTTCACCAGTCAAGGCAACAAACTTACGTTCGTTAGTACCAAGACAGTTGTAAGACAGATCGAACAAGAAGTCTTCCAACATTTCACCAGTTAAACGAGTGTAATAACGTCTGTTAGACGGAGCAATCTGTTCCAACAAACCAGCACCGATAAATACCGGACGGCCGTTAGTACCCTTCAAATTACAAGAACCGTCTTTGTTTACATTAGTTTTCATATAAACCAACATACGTTCACATCTCTTATACCATTCACGCAAAGCTTTCCATTCCTGATAATCAGCCCACAAGTAAGAAGTCTTACCAGTTGCAGGATCTTTCAGAGCAATAGCCATTACAGTAGAATAGGCAGAACCAGTGATATCGTAGTTAATACGAATCGTAGTAAGGTAGTTACGCATCTTGAAGTGAGTGTTGTAGTTCAAGATATCACCCTCTTCACTGTATTCCTCGTATGCAGAAGCAAGACGAGAAACCTGCTTTCCAGCTTCAAGATATTCAGCAGGGATATAAGATGAAGGTTGACCATCGGCTACAAAACAAGTATATACCCACAGATTTCCATCTTGATAAGGTGCGCCAGATACACGTACTTGGAATTCCTTGTTATCAAACTCAAGAATAGCACCAGGACCAAACCAGTTATCTTCCAACCACAACATAATAGGTGTGTTACCCAAACCTGCAGTAGAAGTAGAAGTAATAGCTGCGCCATTCCATTTAGCGTCTCTAATTGTTACGGCACGGTCAGCATCGATCATTACAGACCATTCAAATGAAGGCTGATCGATAGTCATAACGTTGCCAAGACCACCTGTCAACATATCCAAAGAAGTGCTATAGCCACTATCTTTAGTACCGAATACATAAGACAGAATGGTAGAAACCTGATACGGATTCTACTGAGAAGCTACAGAAATCTTCGCAGTATCAATCAGGTCAGAAAACCACTTACCTTTGTATAGTTGCAGATTGTTAAGAATACTGTTATCCATAAAAATACTAGTAATTTAATTTATTTGTTTTAATTTTATTATGCGACACGTAGTTGTCGTGCAAAAGTATCCCAAATAGTTGAGGTACTGTCATTGTTTATAACTTGCTTCCTAGACTTCTTAGTAACTCCACTTCCTCTCAAACTATTTTTGAAATTATCTAGAGCGTCTTTCTTACCTTTCTGCTTTGCAATAGTAATCAAACTATCACCCTTCATAGTAAAGTAAGCGGAAGTAATCAAATTCTTAAGGCTTTTAGCATAATCTTTCTGATACTTGGTAACACCTTCTGCATCAGGTTTAAATATATATTCCAACAAAGCTCGTTTGTCTTTTTCTGGAATTTCAATACCATAAATGCTATCCATGCCTTTTATTTCAGAGACAACGTTATTAAAGAATGTCTGTTGCTGCTTCTAAGCCTCTCTGGCAGACTTTTGTTGCTCCTCTAATAGCTTTTCCTTCCTTTCAGCTTTGATGTCTTTAAGAGCCTCTAATGCATCCACAGCTTCATCTTCAAGAATACCAGCATCTTCATACTTGGTAATCTTCTTATCAATCAGTTTAGCAGAGAGGCCTTTCTCTTTCAAAAACTCCTTTATAACTAATTTCTGATTTATTTCGTTATCCTCCACCTCGATATTGTCAAGATCAATATCAGCGTCAATACTAAAATAATCTTTAAGGTTACCTCCATTGCGTACAAATTCATCAAGTTTCTCTACTTCCTCACTTGCATACTGAGGTACAGAGTTTTCTTCAATTACATCTTTAAAATATTCAATAAGGTCTTCTGCAGTCTTAGGCTTATCTTCATCTTCTACATCAGACCAACCCAATTGTTCAGACAATGAATCAAAGAAGTTAACGATTAGTTCTTCGGAAGTAGTTCCATCATCGGGATCTATATCATCTTCCTCTCCTTTCTCATCCACAGTGTCATTATCCTTGTCAGTCTTAGTTGTCTTCTTACTAGACTTCTTAGTTTTTGAAGGCTCATTAGTTTCAATGTCGTCGTCTTCTTCACCTTTGTCATCTACATCATCTTCTTCCTCTTCTTCATCTTCTTTATTATTTGTAGATTTCTTACTTGTTTTACCTCGTAGTGCTTCCAACTCCTCATCTGTCAGCTCTTCAACTGCATCAAATTCATTATCAATATTGTCAATTTCTTTAGTTTTATTAGCACCTACATTAGGATTAAGGCTTTCAAGAATAGCCTCAAAACCATTTAATGTGTTCTTATTTTCCATAATTATTTAATAATTAGATTTATTTCTTTTTTCTCTTCTTAGCCCACTTCTTAGCCTGAATAGCAAAATTAGCTCTGCGTCTCTATAGAGTAGAGGCTTTTGGATTATTCATTACACTGTGTGCATGTTCTTGTACACTTTGACCTGCGGCTTTGGCAGACTTTGTAAATTTACCTCTATTCTTTTTCTTTATATGTATCCCTCCATACTTATAGCTAGGTATTGGATACTGTGGCATTATGTTCATTTTTTCATCCATATTAGACAAGCTCCTTATTCTTATCCTTAGTAGTATTATTTACTAGAGGTCTATTCTTAAAATCTTTAAATAATATACTAGGTTTATTATGTATCTTTAATAACAATTTCATATTTCTATGAATATCTGGAGCCTTTTCTATAGCCTCTTTAAACTCCTTTGTAGTCTAAGGGTACGTTGATGGAGTATAGTTATTCATCAAATATTCATCGAACTAGTTCATAATGCTTTTCTTTTCTGTAGGATTACGTAAGTATCTATAATCCTATAAAGCTTTATCTGGACTTCTAAATATATCTTTAACCTCTTCAAACGGTCTATATTTACTTGGTTTACCCAATTGTCTAAGATACGCATTATTAGGAACTCCTCCAGGATATGCCATCTCGTCTACATAGTGACCTATTTCATGTCGTATAAGACCTGTAGGAAAATCTTCTGGCTTAGTTATATTATCTTCAGATAAACTTATCTTTTTGCCTGATTTAGCAGGTTTTATTCTAGCAAACGCATCTGGATCTTTTACGAACTCAGGCTCTACCATGTTAACATAACTAGTTATATCTTCGTACTCTTTAGTAAGCTTGTCATACACTTTATTGTACTCAGTTCCATATTTCTAATCAATATCAGCCGCTCTTCTTCTTGCTTCTGGAGTATTCAATAACTCATAAGTCCTATTTCTTTGATCGTAAAATTCTTCCATCATTTTACGTCTATTACTTACTCGCTTTTCCATTTCAGCGACTTTCTATTCAAAAGTTCTGTTAACAGTAGGAGTTTGTCTGGCTATACGTCTAACTCCTTTAGGTATAAAAGGAATAAAGCCTAAACCTGCTAAACCTGCTCCTAACCAGTCATTCTATTTAACAGCATCATACGCTTCTTTCGCTGATAATACATCACCTACAGGAGTTAAATTAGCCGCATCTTCCAAATCAAATACAGGTTTAAGTCCTTGTTGCAAGGGTCTACCGTCTGGAGTTCTACCTAACTTAGTATTAATAGCCTTAGTAAATTCATCATCTGGATCACCTACCTCACCACCATTAGCCATATACTATACTGGATCCTAATACATATTATATGCAAATGTATTAGTAAGTTCTGATATGTCTGCATCTTCTAATGACTCCCATTGTTCAGGTATCTTAGCTCCTTTACTACGCATATTACTTATATCTTCAGGAGTAAGTTGTCTATTAGGATCTATATAGTAATTACCCTAATCATCTTTCAGATTTGAATTATTACCTCTAAAGTCCCAAGTCTGTGCGTGTTTCTCATTAGCCTAATTAACATAATCTTCATATGAACTATCAGAATTACTAATGCGTACATTAGGAGAGGCATTAAGTATAGCTGGAGTATTGTCTCCTACCATATGACCAACACCTTCATGCCAAGTATTAGCAGGTCTTAGTGAAGTATAACTGTGAGCTTTTGGATTAGCAAAACCCTTAGTACCTTTTTCCTTAAGTATATTAAGCTATTGATTAATCTGAGCATCCGTAGGATTATAACCCTATCCTACCATATTATCTCTCATAGCTTCAGTAGGGGTTTTCCATGTAGCTTTATCTATATTAGATAATACACTGCCTAATTTATCTCCTCCTATCTAATCTGAATATTTTGGATTCTTAGCTCTCTCAGTATACCAATAGTTTGCAAAGTCTTTTTGATATTCATTCTGATTCTAGAACATCTTGTTGTAATCAGGTCTTCCATCTACTAAAGACTCTTGCATTATATCTCTTCTAGTCTTACGCTGAAACTCATTCACCTCTCCACCATATTCATAGGAGTTTCTAAGTCTACGGCGTTCTCTTACTTTCTTTTTAGCAGATTCAGGTAACTAGTTATAATATTTTCCTTCATCAAGAGGTACAAAGCCAGTTCTTTGAACAAAAGGAGTACCTGCCTTATCTAACTGTCTTGACAACCATCTTATTGGTCCAATATACATACTAGAAGCTCCCTTATCCTTAGTATCAGTAGGGCCATAATCATTCAAATCGTATGCTCTCTGATAGAGTTTGTCATTACTAGCATTGTAGTACAATACAGAATTATAACTACCAGCATGAGGTAATTCTGGAGTATATTCACCTAGAGGTAATGTTCCTACTGGAATTAAATTACTTCTTTTAATAGTTGTGTCAGAATCAGCAATATACTCGTACACAGGTACTTCTCCATGAATTTCTTTGTGATAGTTAGCAGCTCTTCTTACAATTCCATAGGGGTCTTCCTCACTGTTAGTATCTACTACTCTATAATTAGGATTCTTTGTCATCTGCTTCTTTTGATTTTCAGGAGATAATAGAAACACTTCTCCTGGATCATATGGAGTTTCGTCTACACTCTTTATTGCATCTGCTATAGGTTCTACAAGTGGCGCTTCAACTGGAGCTAATACTGGGTCATTCTGAGTTTGATGTATAGTATAATATGCGGCAGCTGCTATAGCTGGTGTTCTTCTTTCCTTATTGAACAACATATCAGCAAGTGAGGCAAATACCTAACCAACACCTAAAGCATGTCTGCCACCATTCTGATAGGCTTGTACTTTCCAATCCCAATAGCCTTTACCGGGATTATTCTCCCGGTAAGACTTTAGGTTCTGCATTCTCTATTTAAATGCTTGTTTATCCATAATTCAATTATTTACTACCTTTTCCGCCTTTTCCTTTTTTACCGCCGGATTTCTTTCCACCACATGCCATAATTATTTCTCCTTTTTACTTTTATAACTACCTATTTTTAAATACTTAAACCACGCATAGTGCTTACGCTCTTTACAATAGTTTAGGTTCTTATCATTATTGTGTGCTTCTTCTTCGAAGCTAACATCGTGATATCTATCACTCTGTTTATTCCATTTACAGGACAGCATTATACAAAGATATTCTATAGCATACCATAAGTAGAAACCAATCCACAACATTTCTTGCATCTATTTCAAATGGATTTTCTCATGGTTATACTCTGTCATTGTTACTACAGCATCATTTCTCTGAAATATAATACCAAAGAAGTTCATTAATTTATATCCTTTAAATGGTATAAATTTATTCTTAATTATCTTCATGATTATTTCTTACTTCTAGCTGCCTCAGCATTAGTTTTGTTCTTCAAAGCTGTTTTAGCTTTGAGTTGTTCTCTCTTATATGCTTCTGCATCTTTTTGTTTCTGTAATTCCATTTCTTGCTTCATTTTCTGCTTTTCGAGCTCAATCTTCTTATTCTCAATTTCACGTTTCATTTCCATTTCACGTTTCTTATTATTGAACTCAAATTGTTTAGAAGCAATATCAGAATTTACCTTTTGTTGTTCAATGGCTTGTTTACCTATTTCTATAGGATCAGGTATTCCATTCATATCTTGATCCATATTCTCGGCACCTCTATAAGCATTTAATTGAGCAACAGTTATCTTAGTAGCATTATTAGAATCAATTTCATATTTCTTAAGATCCATTTCAGCTTCCTTAAGCATAAGCTCTTCTTCTTTAATTTCATTCTGAATTTGAGCCATTTGCTGTTCACGTTCTGCTTGAGCTTGTTCCATAGCTTGTTGCTGTTCCATTCTCTTTTGCTCTATTTCTTCAAGACGTTGCTTAATCATACTAACGTTGTCCATAGTAATAATTTCAGCAATATCAAGTAAGCTAGCACCATTCTGCATAGCAGGTTGCATAAGCTGTTTAAGAGCCTCTACCTGTTGTTGATTCTTGGTTGTATCATCTACAAATACATCCATATCTTCATAGAAGAATTCATCAGATAGTGTTATAAATGCTCTAGTAGCATCATCTAATATATAATGAAGACAACGCTTATTATCTTTCCATGCTACTTTTGATGTATCTAGAAGCATAGTAAGAGCTTCTTTCTTTACCTAATTATGTACCCAGAACCAAGGCTCAGTAATATGAGCAGATTGTACCACAGAACGTTCTACATTACCTACTAATTCATTAGACGCAATAGAACCCTCACGTTGTTTACTTACTCCTGAGATTTCAGATACCATGTCTTCAATCTTATTCATTAGATTAATATACTAATCAATAGTATTAGCCATACTTAAATCTAATGCCTAGAACTGATTGAACTACGAAGGCTTACCTCCCTCACGACCAGGTATATCCCAACCTTCTTCATATGGATTAATAAAGACAACACCTAAAGCTCCTAAGTAATGCATCCACTTATTTACATCAATACCCATAGATTTAGGTATCTAAGTAACGTCAATAACTGGTACTTTACCTTTATCTCTAGACATAGCTAACTCGAGACGATACCAGAGTACAATATACATGTATTGTAAAGGTTTCATCATACTTACTAATGATCTAGGAGAACTATTGGTATTATTATATACTACTCCTGTATAAGGTAATTTCTAAGAGTTTAAATTATCTGCAGATATGTGTTGATACTCAAGTGGTTGTATACCTATATATAAATCTTCTCCTACTCTATATCCTTCCCATACCTCTATAATCCAAGACCATTCTACATTTATTTCTAGTCCTGTAACTTTATAGGATTCGTCTACTTGTAATTCATCAATCTCGCCAGTTTCAGGGTCCTAATATGTGACGAATCCTATCTTTTTAAATGACTTCCAACAGCAATGCCATACATTAATATTATCACTACCTTCAAATGGATTAGAAGTAAACCCATTAATAGTATGTGTTTTAATATGTGGATAGTCTAAAGATGTCTTTCTTACTTCTGGATTAATACCACCTCTACTAGTGTCTTCAATCATCTCAAGCAACTCATTCAATTGCTTTTCAGACATTTTGTCATAGAATCTATCATATATCTCAGTAGCTGACATAATCATCTTACGACAGCACCAATCTGAGTCGTGTATAAATTCTAAATCTGCAGTCTGATCATAACTAAAGTATAAAGGATTTACTCTCTCTAAGTAAGGATTGCCGTTAATAATACCTACATAGTATATCTCTTCTCCAGCAATTAAAGCATCTTTCCATCCTTTATAGAACTCATGAGTTATATTGAGTTTGTTCTTTAAATAGTTGAGGCTATGATATGCAGTAGTTTCAGCAATATCCTTATAGTCTTTATTCAAATACTTTTGAATCTATTCGGGAGGCATTATTTCTCCAGACTATATAGCTTGCTGAAATCTCATAGCCTCTTCGGGACCCATATTAGCCATGATCATACCCATTATATAATCGGTAAGCATCTACTTAGCTCTCTCTTGTATGTCACTAGTAGCATTATCACTAGTACGTACAACTCTAAAATTAAAGGGTCTTTTAGTTTCTTCTCCGAGTAATAAGTCAACTTTAGGCTTAATTATGTTATAGTCCTGTGCAGTAGCTGGGAAGCCGTCTTTCTATTTAAAAGGGTTAGTAACATAAAGTAAATCCTTTTCATTATAGATACTATTGTATAAATCATAGTATGTCTACATCTCTTCATATCTAGTACGGCCATTATTACCACTGCCACTACTAAATCCAGATTTACCGATTATGTAATTTACGCATGCTTCTTTCCAGTCCTTTGTCTTCTTTGACATAGGTAGTTTCTATACTGGAAATGAACCAATATTTTTACTTATCATATTCTGTTAATTAAATGTATATACATCTTCATCGACTTGATTATAACTATCGTCATAGCTATAATTATCATAAGTAAATAGAGGACCGTCGAATAATAGTCGTTCTCTATTACTTTTTTTCTTCTCTTTAACAACTACATTGTATAGTTGTTCCCGATAAATCATTACCTGCATCAACGCCATGACACGGTCAAAGTTACCTATATCATTGTAACCTATAAGTTCTTCTAATAGCGGTTCTGACAGTATCTCATGCAGGTTTTTATGCCCTGGGGATTTTTCCTCATTAAGCCAGTCTTTGATCAATCCTTCACCCCATTGTTTTATCTACTTATTCATGTGGCAACCTTTCTTACGCTAAACTTTAGAATTGCCAACAATATCAGATATAATGTCTGGCTAATCAGCCAACAAGTAGTCACAATGCTTAGCAGTAAAATATGGAAACAGGCCTTTGCGCTCATTTTCATACATAATTCTACCATTGTAATAAACCGCTAATTTACGTAAGTTTTCATAATATTCTTCTGCTGTAGAAGGTCTTCCAGTGTATTCAGCTACAATTATATCATAATAGTTTTCAAAGCCCTAAAAACGCTTATAAACAAATGTAGAACCTAAAGAATTAGTACCTGACTAATCGTGATCATAAGGGTCTACTCCAAGTATATATAAACCAATAGGAGCATCTTTTACAGGATGTTCCCATATTACTATAGAACCAGTAGGATCATCGTCTTTACCTAGTGGGTATTTAGTAATATCACCTTGTTTCTTTACTATCCACTTTAAGGATCCATCAGATTCCCACACTAAATCCCCTATTTGTTTATGGTTGGTTAACTTCTTATTAGTGCGTATTCTTGCTAATTGTTCTTGTAGTTCTTTCTTAGGAAATATGTTACCATTGAATTCCAAACACGCTTCAGCAGGAGTAATAGGACGTTCCGCAATATATCTATCTACGGCTACAGAATTAGTAGAATTCTCAATAACTATCTTTCTTTCAGACAGTATATACTCCCTTGCTTTATAGGTCAGAGTATTACCATCATTATCCATATACAGACGATTACCTTTATCGTCACGTATATCCATGTTGGCATACTAAGGTATAAAGAATCCGCATTTAGTGTTGTCTACTGCTTCATCCCAGATGTTATTAAGTTCGAGGCAATTAAATCCTTTTGGCTTATAAAACATCTCTTTAAGTGTAGCAAAGTTAGAATCCGTATCACCACCTGTACCATATGCAATCATAGTACCAAATGCTATACCGTCTGTCTCTACAGAAGGTCTAGCAATTTGCCATGCCGCACTTAATTCTTTAAAAGAACCGGCCTCTTCAAACATAATAAGATTAGCAATCTTACCACGTACTACATCTGGATTATCTTTCAAAGTAACTCCAATGATTTCAGACTTATAACCTACTTCAATCTTATTACCGTATTCATCAGTAACCCACATACCTGCTCTACGTCTAAGCTGAGTACTAACAGATCTCTTTTTACTCCATGCAGTATGTTCGTCAATAAAGTCCATGTAACCCCAAGCTTTAGTAAGAGTACCATCATCTGTCAAATACTATTTATTAGATGCATATACATATGACTTAGAATCAGGTATTAAATAGTAATTACGACATAGCATAGCCGCACACTTGTATGAATAACCCTTACGTCTGGATTTCAATACACACAAATGTTTACCCTCTTCTTTGCATTGTTCTACACATTGGAAGTAGTAATAGTCATAATCCCAGAAATCAGGGAATGTAACAATGTGTTCTGATTTATTCTTACCATCCACTATACGATTAACCTAACGATAAATAGGACAGTAATTTAAATAAAAATAGTTATAGCCACTAATGAAATCTCCATCATCAGCAGTATAACCATTAATACATTTCTGCTACTCTTCCTGCCAGAAACGCATATATTCAGCCGTACCTTTAGGGTACGGACAATATGAGCCAGTTGCTATAAACTATAGTGCTGGCTTTCTAAATTTATTACTATTTAATATCCTTTTGTTAAAATCGACCATGTTTAACTATAATAAAAGGGGCACGTTTCACAACGGACCCCTTCTCTTCAAACCTTAAAACATTTTTATGAAAAAATTTAAAATTAGTGCAAAAAGCACTAGAAATAGCTCTCTAGGTTATACCAGACCCTAGGAACTGGCCGACTTACGATTCGGACCTTCATTAGCTGTGTTTACTGTTAATTACTCAGTAAGTGACTTAGGTAGTTACGTTGTATGCGCGCCATACTTCAGTTAGTTATTGGTAGCCCCACTAGGATTCGAACCCAGACTAAGAGGGTTAGAGCCTCCTGTGCTAGCCATTACACCATAGGGCAGTAAGACGTGGCTTCTTTTTAGACGCGCCACGTAACGTCGCTGATTGAATATGTTTTAACCTTATTTCTTAAACCAACCTTTGATACGTTTGGTAATTCTTTTATACCAAGGCTTAATTACCTGGCGTGCAGCTTCACATTCTGCAATTGCTTCTTCTACTGTCTTATTATCATCTGTCAGATCTACAATTATGTCTGGCAGTTCATTAGTCTTCTTCATAATCTCTTAAATTTGTTTATCTAAACGATAGTGTTATTTTTTTGTATCTTTGCAGTGTTATTTTCTAACACCAGTGGGTAATTCGAAAGGATTAATCTTAGCATCACCTTTAACTTTACCCATAGCTACTTCTTCAGACTTAACCATATTCTCCAAAGTATCAATGCTTTTAAGTACATTACCTACTGATGTCATACCTGCTAATAAGTCTTTAATTTTCTTTTCATCTAAAGTATCGTCAAGGGATTCCTTATAATACTTACTAATACTGTCTAACTTAAGCCTCATATTATCAAGCATCTCTAACGTACGAGTATAGCAGAATGCCTTATAGTCGTTCTCACAGCTAGTTTCTTCAGCAGTAAGTTGGTAGTTTTCATCACCAAATATTTCCTTTTTCAATTTGGATTCTCTAGTATCAGCTTCCATACTCTGAACATATGGGCTATCCCATTTATTCATTAGTACTATATAACTAATTATCCTATTCGCACGCTCTTTATCCTATGCCTTATCGGCATCCCATACTCTTTTAAAGCATGGAATACCTAAAGCATCTGGGTGTATAATAATCTTGCCACCCTGAATATCAAACAGTCTCATTATCTATTAATTTAGTTTTAAGATGTTTAATAAAACAGTCTATTTCATTGCACATTACAGATAGTTTCTGTATAAACTCAGTCACACTATCATCACTTGACTTATGAAGTCGTACTTTTCCGTGGCAATCTGCTATTTCTATAAATGAATCTCTATCCAATCCTTCTGCAAATTCAGTTTCACCATCAAAACATACTATACTACCAGTTGAACGTGAATCTTCAGGGTTAAGCCAAGTGCGATGGTTATAGAACGTTTTACTCATTATCTATCTGTTTTATTTCCTCAAACCATCTTTGAATATCATCCTTAGCAACTGCATCACTTACTACAATAATCTTAGTTCTAGTATTCTTACCATAGTAAACTACGACTAATACTAGATCACCTTCGTAGTAGTCTACTACTTCAGTACTAGTAATAGCTTGACCAGGTGCAGTAGCAAAGTAAGCGGCTCTAGTTTCTATACCGCTAGGTACTTCTCCTAAGGAGTTTGTGTCAGTATTATATAACTGACACTCTCCGTATTTATCTATTAATAATTTATCCATATTTTAGTAATTATTCGAGCATTCACAAGATTTCTCTTTTCCCAATTGCTCTTCTTTATATGCTGCTACTTGTTCTTTAATCTCAAGTATTACGGCTAATAATTCAGGTGAATCAAATACAATAGGACGTTTGATGTATTCACGTTCCCAATTACGAATTATACCGATAATTTGTCCTTTCTTATAAGGGATATATCCTCCTACGCCATTATTAGTTGTCTCATCAATGATAATTCTACCATCATCCTCAGCGATTCTAATATCACTAAGTTCATAACATGAGCGTTCACTTTTATACTTGAGATCTTCAAATGAATCTCCTGTTAATGTAAAGTCTAAGTTTTTTCCAATTATAGTTTCCATATTAATCTATTCTATAACTTGTATAATATTCTTTTTGTAATCGTGCTAGAATTACTCTAGCTTGTTTCTCAGAGCAATTAGGATTTACATATTCTGGATCCATTTGATACTTCTCTATCATTCTTTGATAAATCTCCATTTCCTGTTCCAGACTTTCCTTTGTTATGTTCATCTTCATATCTCCTTATCAGATTATTAACTAATATATTTAGCGTATGAAAATCAGTACTACCTGTAAAATGTACACAAGGTATTACATCTTTATCGATATTGATTCCAAATATATCTTTCTGTATATCTCCTAATGAGCTAATATCATAATATACATCGTGATTTCCGTCATTATTTCTGCATATATACTCAGCTTTGATATTATAGCGGTTGTAAGTTCTATTGCTTAACTCATGCCCTAGATTATCAAGCTTCTCTCTTATTTCACCTTCTTCTTTTTTCTGACACTCCTCAATATTTTCTCTGTTTTTATGTTCCTTTTCAGAAATCATACTATCTATATCGAGTATATCTAATAAGCTATTGCAATCATCAATCTTCTTAGATATGCGGTTATTGAGTTTGTCAATTAAGGATTCCTGAGTTTCTCCGTGCTTACTGCAGTAGAGCATTGCTATGGCATTCCAAGCTACTTGTGCAAGATGTCTACAACCGGTTTCGTTGTCCATCTCTTCTCCCTTTTCGAATAACACAAGATGTCTGAATAATGCGGCTTTATATCTAGAGTAACCATCTTTAAGTAACTGCCAAGTATTGACTCCGTACTTCTTCGATCCTTCGGTATATACTTTAACGATATCTTCTAATTCTTCTAGAGGCAATAAATCCCATCTGAGTTTATTATCTTTAAAGTCATTCTTTATCCCCTGTTTCATATTTATCAATCAACTTTTGACAGATATCATTAACTACTTTTTCTCTCTTCTCTAATGAAGAATCATCTTCGTCAGATACTTCTTCTAGCCCTTTCATCATATCTTCTATGAAATCAAAGTATGATATCTTATCAGCTTCAACTGCCTTCTCTACAGAGTCTAGCAACTTCTGTATGATCTCAGGGGCTTCCTTAGAGTTTTCTCTCTCTAGCTTAAGTAATTGTAGAGAGGTTTCTTTATCTATTTTATTCATTATCTCTTATATAGTCTATCATGTATTGACCTATCTTACCGGCTACCCATCCTACTAAATATGCGTAAGGCTCGTTTCTTTCATCAAATGATTCTGCATGAGCTCCAATTAATTGCCATATTGCATCAGTAATATGTGTTGACTCATGTGCAATTGTATTGAATAGAAACTCACTTATAACTCCATTACTGTCTTCATCTAGGAAAGTTATAACTCCTTTATAACCACTTTTCTTTTCTTTTACTAAGAAGGTAGTTGCTGCTGAACCCATTGGATCTGCTGGTATGCCATCATCATCAATTAACATATCTTGTACAGTTCCATAGAACTTAAATCTCTTCTTACTATTGTAAAAGTCAGATATTGTACCGATATACAATGACATGGGATAAAGGTCTAAATCATACTTTCTAATCATCTTTTATTGCTTTATATATGTTCGCTACCGCTTTATTACTAAGTAAATATAGATATAAGTAAACATCATCTGTCATTTTATAAGTAACGCTAGGAGTTATGATTTCATTAGAGACATCATTTAACTATACTTCACAAGTATCTTTATTACCAGTAGGATATGATAGTTTAAAGTATACCATATACTCAATTAATTCTGTAACTATGTCAATCTCTGGTATCTTTGTCAGTCTAATTATCTTTCTATCTCTCATGATTCTTCTTTATCTTTATCTTACCTAAGTAAGTAAACATTAAGGGTTTTTCATCTCTCTAGCTTATTTTCCTGTTAGCAAACAGGAATGGGTGAGTACATATTGTTTTTATTACCTAAGTAGGTAGGTTATACTTCTTACTTAACTCAATAAATATATTCACTCCAGTTTTGTTCATCAGCTAAATCCTTAATAGTGTAATACTTATTATCAAGGAAAGCATCCAAATCCTTAGTATTCTCAAAGGTATCAGGTCTAACACAATTAATAGCTGTAAATAGATCTGCTACTGTAGCTTTATTAGAAGACAACCAATCACCTTCTTCCTTACTAGAATCAACAATAGTATTCAATCTCTTAAGTTCCTTTTTACTATAAGCCTTCTTAGGTTCTGCTACTACTGCATCTTTACGCTCACCTTGAATACTAACTAGATCACAATCATCTGTAAATATAATAAACTTATTATACTTAAGATTCTTCTTTCTAATCTTGTACCAGAGTCTTACTATCCAATTATAATCTCTTTGTAATAGGATAGAACCTGGTTTAATTGACATATATTCCATATTCATATTATTCTCTGTCTAGTCGTAATACGATAGTAATTTGTACTCTATCTCCAATCACTTCAGGTATCAAAGCAGGATTAACAATCCATTCATCATCTGCTTTACCCTTAACAATCAGACCTTTATCTCTTAATCTTCCTATATATCTACTTAGATTATCACCTGTAATGCCTGTTGCGGCTTTTAGATAACGTCTGTTTTCTGTACTTATAACATTCTTACTGTAACCAGGGAGCTTTGGAGTATTAATGTCTAATTCAATGAGTAATACCATTATATCCTGCTCCCTGTCAGTAAGCTAAAGTACGCCATCAAGCGATCTGAGGAATTCTCTGTAAAGGTCTGTTTTCTTAACCGTTTTAACTAATTTGTTCATTGTATGTCTTTTTTAAGTAAGCAGCTCTCCTTTTTTCACTCCAAGGTTTGCCTTTTTTAGCTTCACTCATTTTCTTAATGGTTTCTTGACTAAGAGTTGTATTTTGTTTAGCTTTTCTAATTTTGTCTTTAGATTCTTTTGAAAAAACTCTACCTTTATTTGCCAATGATATGTTGTGTTTATGCTATTCTGATAATTTTTTTCCTTTATGCGCTATTGACATTTTTAACTTAGATTGTTCTGTAAAAGTAAATTGACGTAAAGGACTATCTGACACATTTGTAAATACATTATACTATGAATTGAGTTCTCTTATTAATTGTTGTTCATAATATAATCTATATTCTGGTTTACAACATAATATGACTTGAAATTCAAAATTATCTTCTCCGTATTTATTAAAAGCTTTCTACAAAATAGAACATCTACTGGAGTTGTGTCTAAGAGTAGATAAATGATGTTTATATCTTTTTTCTACATTTAGAGAACTGCCAATATAACAATTACCATTAATTTTATTTAATATTCTATATATACCAGAGAGCTAGTTAAAAGGGTTAATATAATTCATCCCTTTACAAGTTTATTCATTAATAATATCTTTAATCTTGTTTAATACTTTAGTAAGGTTATAATAAACTGTATCAGCTTCTACTTTAACACAAGTAGGTACTTCTTGATTATTATAAGCCTCTTCGAGTTTCTTGTGATCTGTTTCGTACTGTTCTAAGAGACTATCAATCGTATTGGCAATCGTATCAAGCTTGTCTGACATCTCTTCCAACAAAGTATCGTCACAGCTACATTCATCCTCATCATCGAGTACAATGAGATAGCCCTCATCAACATATTCATCACAAGTATCTTTATCCATAAACAAAGCACGTTCACTCGTTTCGTCTTTAAAATAGAACTCAAACATTTCTGTTTCATCATTCCAAGTAAGGATATCACCTTTCTTACCACAAGCAAACTCTTTTACTACTTTATACTGTACCATAATAATTATTATTTTTAATTGTCTTAATAGTTGTTACAATTACATAAACGTGAAGTGTTAAAAAGGTAACTATATTTTAACATTTGTTAACTATTTAACTTAATGCAATAAAAAAGGCTAGATCCGCAGACCTAGCCCCACAACAACTATTAATACGCATTAATACTTATTTCTTAACTTTCTTTGCAACACAATCATAAGATTTTACCAGCATACTATCTTTGAATAAATCAAAGTCTTTAGCAAATTTCTTATTAAATACAATAGTATCTCCTACTTCAAATTTGAGGAGAGTAGAGTCTAGATTAGACCCAATTGCAAGTACGATACCGGTTCTCCACTCTGATTCAACTTCTTTTACTTCAGTTTTAGTATCAAACTTCTCATAACCGTCTACGTCTTTTTCACCTGTACCAACTGCTTCAGTAACTTCTTTCTTTAACATAATAGGTGCAAGAGGTTTAACTAAGATATCCTGCAGAGGAGTATATTCTAAACCGTTAACTACTGTTTCAAGTACTTTATCTTCCATATATTTTATAACGTATAATTTTTATCTTTGTTCTATTAATTTCAGTATGTTTCCACCCCAAATACAATTCCTTAAAGCCTTTGGGACACAATGTCTGGTATAGAAATAACAGCCGTCACAGCTACCATTGTCTGTCTTAACTACTTCAAATTTCTTACCTAGAATCTCTACTACTTTATTTTCTTTTGTTGGCATACTTCTTAAAGTTTAGTATAACCTGATATATTGCATGTACTATACCACCACCAATTATCAAGCCTATCCAGAATTCTTCTTTCATAACCCATAAATATATTCAAAATAGTCTACTATATATTGAGCCATTCTTTTAGTTTCCCCGTCTTCCATGTAAGAATCTATTACTTTATCTCTTACAGAATTATCGTATTCTATAGTCATAATACCAACTTCAGGTATATCTATAGTACCACCTAATGTAAGAAGTTTGCTATATATATTCTTTAATCCTTCTACTGAAGGTCTATATTCTACAATCATAAAACAACCTTTCTAAGTATATAACCCTGTCTACACAATTGTACAATTCTATCTGGACAGCTATTATTATATAAAGCACAACCTTTACAATACTTCTGAGAAGTATCTGTTTGTACTAATTGATAAGTGTTTCTATTATGATTTATGTACATACCTGAGTATGCCTCTATTTTATTAACTACTTTTCTTTTTCCCATAATGCGTATTATATATACTTTAACTAAGTAAAGACATTATCTAAAGTAAGGACTATTAATACTGTCTAATCTGTCTTAGACTGTCTTTAACTGTATAGACAGTAACGTATAAAACACTACTTAGGTTCCCTTTTATATTAACTTTTTAACATTTATTAAGAACAATTATGGCTATTTAACACACAAAATTTAACATTTTTTAAGATAATAATTTCTTTACCTTCTCCTTACTCTGATAACAGGTTATAAAATGCAGATGCCGGTATTCCCCTTTTGCTTTAATCTTTATTATATTTATCAATCTCTTACTAGGATCTAATGCAACAGATTGATTAACTAACTGTGCTTTAGCTATTCGTTTAGCAAATATCCTAATTCTACCTGTATCATCTCTTTTACATCTTCTAAGATATCTTTCATTAAACCTATTTACATAGTGTTCACAACAGTGGAATATTACTATTTCATCTGTACTCATATTGTGATACCAGCCGGAAATCTCTTTACTGAAATTAGTAAAGTATACCTTATAAATTAGTTCGCGACCAGCTCTTATATTGACAACAATTATCTTAGTGTTATCAACAGTAACCTCTACATAGGGGAGCGAATCTATACTATCCCCTATCTTCTGTATATAATAATGTGGATCGTATTTCATATATACATGAACGCAAAATGTTAAAATTTGTAATATAATTTAACATTTATTAAAAATTTTTTATAAAATAAAATTTTGGGAGAAAGGATGCGAGAAGTGACCAGCAAAGATTCACTCCCCCGTATTATGTATCGGCAGGGAACACCCTATGGCTGTTTTGTTCTATGGTGTTCCCTTTTCTATGTTCACATTTTTTAACTTTTTAAACTTTTTTGCTTATGTTGTGTATTGTTAAACAATTTGAAAAGAGAGAGGACGAAAACCGTGAGTTACCGTATTATGTTATACGTGCTACTGGTACAGTAGGGGATGTAAATGCTACAAGTGCGTTTAACGATGATGGGACTATTAATGTTATGGCCATGCAAAGTAGGGTTTACAATTTCACTAAAACCATGTTCCCAGCCACACGGGAGCTATGCAATAGCCTTGAAAGCGGTATGCCTGTGGATGATGATAATAATATAATAGAGGAACGCAAAATTAACCTTATGTTATATCAGTGGGATACGGGTAAAAAGTTTCATATCCTTAACAGGGATGGTGAATATTATTCGGATGAAAAAGAAGTCGAAAAAACAAGCGACGGTATGGTAAGGGTTAACGGTAAAGTGATACCAAAAGGACAAAAGTATAAGACAACCGAGTTAATTCCCCGCGTGTATTCTAATATTAGTCTTGTATTGTTCTGTGATGCCGAAGAAAATAGTGTTGAAGGTAAACCGGAAGAACTTGCCGAACGTAACTTTAAAAGGGGTCTTGAAAATGGTACGTATGTTTTAGTAGATTAAAATATATGGCTTTTTCTCTCAATGTGTGAAGCGTAGGGCTTAATAAGCCTTGCGCATTCTGCAAATCACAATTGAATGTGAACATAGCGAAAATATTAAATTAGATAAATAGGGTTTAGCTCTTCTAGGTAGTTGCAAATACTTAGAATCCTTACATGCAAAACGGACATAATGCGTGTACTGCCCAAAAATAAAACGTTCCTGTTTCATTCGTTAAAGCAGGAGTCCATATACATTACTTTTTAAATTTCTATAAGTATTTTTATTACACCTACCTGACTAGAATTCAGGAGGGGACGGCCTCTGATAAAAATACTTATTAACTAAAAAACTCAATAACTTCCCAAGACATTGAGGGCACCAGTTTCTTATTAAAAAGCGAGACCATATTGTAAATCCGGTCGATTAGTTCAAAGATGGACGAAAAGGATTTAAAGCCTTTGTCAATCGGCGTCGTATGATACTATAAATATAAGTTTTAGGTGTAAAATGCAAAATCAATGGGGATATCAAACGTCTCCAAAAGCTCTTCTAATTTGCTTTCTACGTGGTAATAGAAAAGCTGAATAACTCCCTATCTTATACTAGTTAAAAAGATAGGGTTTTAATGAAAATAACTAAATTCAATATATATATAGAAGAATTCACAGCTTATACAGTAGAACGCATAAAAAGCAAGAAACAACTAGTCTTTAATATATCTTGTGATGTAGTTTTTAATTCTTTTAAGACACTCAAATATGCACAAAGAAGTAAGGCAATAGCATTATATGCAGCTGTATTAAATAGTACTTCTAACTCAATGCATACTGCATTTAATGACTTTGAAGAATATTGTGACAATCTACTTGTGATGTAGTTTTTAATTCTTTTAAGACACTCAAATGTGATTGGTACAATATATATGACAAAGAACAATTAAAGGCAGATATTGAAGATGCATATCATAGTCAGGAAATTACTAACTAAAACATTATATATTATGAAAGGTTTTATTATTTTCTTTGTGTATATAGTATTAACTCTTATTATACTATCTTCTCTCGGTCCAACAACTAAGGCAGGAATGGGTTGCTATGCTGCTTTTAGTACAGTGTACGTAGGCATATTAGCTATCATGATTGGATGTAAAGAAGAAGATAATGAAGAATAAAGAGTTTGCTATCTGTTTAGCCATAGCAATATCGTTATGGCTAATCAGTATTGTGTCCTTCCATTTGTTTGGAATCTAATAATATAATATAGATTTTCGCAGAGTAATTATTCTATGAAATGCAAATCATCTACTTATGTCGTGAGACATTATTTAACCACGTTAAAGTATAATAATATAAGTTAGGTATGCCCTTATAAAGACTTAGGTAGCGCTAAGGACTATATTATTATACTTCTTTTCTTAATGCAGCCGAGTGCCGGTGACAAGCCCGACAGAATGCAGAGTCAAGAAAAACATAATCCTATTTACTATGCACAAGTAAAGACCGATTATGAATCCACGTGGTAGATGCAGTTGTAGGTTCCAACTGGTGCACATCTTATTAGAGACAGCAACCAAGCTCGAAGTAAGCAGAGCGAAGACAATTAGCTATACCTCGATAGGCTTAATGAGGTGCTTAACAGTCTAACACTAACTGAACAATAAGTGTCAAATAACTCTCTACTGAATCACAGGCTCGAGACGTTTAAGAGTTAGCGTGTGTAGGTAGAGAGTTCTTTAAGGTGAGAATCCTTGACAAGCATGTGGGGCTTATATCTATTCATACAGAGCAAGTACGTACGGGAAAGCTTAAAATACTCATCTGTAAAATAGTATTAGTGCAGACTTTAAAATCATGCAGTATAACAATCTTCCATATACTAATACAATAGAGAGCTTCTGAATCATGTTATACTTATTAGTCCTAAGAGTAGGATAGTCCTCAACTTATTATGTTCCGTTAGCTTAATATGGATTTGTGGAATACTAAGAGTAGTATTGCTAGTATGTTTATATGTGAATATGGGTATACTAGTTGCACTCATAAGGTAGCCTTCACGTGGCGAGTGTGTTAAGTAATAAGTTAATAACAAATCTTCCAGTTTGTACTTATGAAAACTAATACCTTATAAAATTAGTCAAAGTCTTTTATATCAATATATATTGTTTAATTAAAATTATCAAAATTATGAGACAAAGTGTAATTAATTACGTGAAAGAGAATGGTATTAAGTTAGCTGCTAATTCAAAGGCATTAAAACTTATCAACAACGGAGCATCCGAGGCAGAAGTAGCTGTAGCTTTGCAGACTACAAAGGCATATAAAGAGGATTCTACTCTTCGTCAGATGTGCCAAGAAGTTGTTGCTGAGGCTGGCAAGGAACAAGCTGACAGTGCTAAAAAACCAGAGAATCATTCAAATTCTACTCGTAGAGGAGAAAATGAACGATACTAGTTTCATTCAATACAGATTTTGATTAAAGGGTTAGGTTCTTAGGAATCTAACTCTTTTTTAATTAAATTAGAAAGATTATGACTAAGTGGCAAGAATCGTGCATTACAGCACTCGCTTCATCCCCAATGGCATGGGAAGCCTTTAAAATGAAGCAAAGAAACAGAAAGTTATTATGGCAATATATAAATCGTATATGGCCATATAAACTGATTGCAGGAACGAAAGTAAATAAAAATAAAAAAGATCTTCTCGCTATTGCTAGAATACTAAAAAACCTATCATCTACAATTCAATATTATGTTCCAGGTATAGAAAGGGTAAGTTGTATAGAAGGCGTTGATGTTCAATTTGATAAAGTAGACTGGTTTTGTATTAAAGATATTATATCGAAAGAAGATAGCGAATATAAAAGAATAGTTAGAGGAGCATATGGTGGCAATCACTTATTTTCTTTAGATTACACTTACCTAGATGATGATAATTTTGAAAGTTGGTGTATGTCTGGAGGCAATCATAATCTAATAGATGTTCTTAATACTTGTTTTGGGGAGTGTTATATCTATAATCATTGTTATATAACTGGTATAAGATTTCATTCTAACATTACAAATACATATAATATGTTATTGCAAATGCAAGATGAAATAACTTATATTCTGTGTAAGATAGTTAAAACTATTGAAGGTGTTAAAGGTAATACTTTAAAGTACACCTTAAAAGACAGAAGAAAATATAATTCTTTAAATGTCGGTATTGAAATAGAACATGATGCGGAATATCCTACACCAGATAAGATTCAAAGAGCTATCTTACTTAATAACTGTGTATCATATGATTCAGGTTATGATGGCAACTCTTCTAATAGGCTACGAGAAAATCGTATTCAGTTAAATGGTATTAAAGGCTTAAAAGGCTTGTATATACTATTAACTAATATGAAAGAAAATTGTGCGATTGCCAAAAATAGTAGCGTACATATGCATATTGATTGTAAATATGACAACTTCTTTATGGATCGTAGTAAATTCTATAAAGGAAGTGAAAAAGATTGCATATATGGTATGGTAGATGTTCTAGCTATTAGAATGAGTAAATATCAATCTAATACGGATAGTGCTTTGCAAATTATATCGGATATTGTAAAATATGAAGTTACTAGATATCATTTTAATACTAGTGATTATACTAGATATAATAATGAATTTAACACTATAGAATATCGATTCGCGAAAATAAATTTTAACTATTCTGATTATGTTATACAAATTTTGACATTTATTCATATAACGGAGTGCATTAAGCATGATGCTCCGTTTAACATTCAGTATTTAGAGTTACTATATAAAGTAATGAAGAATCTGAATAATAATTAGGTTTCCGATTTAACACTGAAATTGCTAGCATTAAGGTGTTATACAGGAATTAGCGTAGACTAATCTTCTAGAGAATAGTTATTTATCGCTCGGTTTATCTGTTCGTTCCAGTAATTGCCAAACGAAAAACAGATGGGCACACATGAAGAGGTAGCTGTCGAATTGTGTGTGTAGTTGTTTTGTTTATATCAATATTTAGCCTTCGTATTATATTATATTATATTAGAGGAATACCGGTCACTAAATAAAGATATAAATAAGGCAAACCTCTGCCCTATAGTTTAATTCTGTAATCAATACAGAGTGAGTATAAAACAACAGTATGATGCTTACTGTTATCTAGGTTCTCAGTCCTAGTAGGGTACTATCTAAGAATTTTAACTAAAATCAATTTAGTATGAAAGAAAAACCAAAGAAATCAATTCGAGCATGGGTAGCAAGAGAAAAAAATGAAGCGTTATTTTTGTTCTGTGAAAAACCAAAAAAGAGTAAATCTTACTGGATAAATTCAAATACGTTCAATAGTCTAGTACTCCCAAAAGAAGCTTTTCCTAGTGTAAAATGGGAAGACAATGAACCTACAAGAGTAATTATTAGATTAGCGTAGTATGATTATAAGAAGAAACACTTCAGAAAATATACTTGCCACTATTAGTGAATCACTAGTAATAATAGTTATTATAATTATAGTAGCAGTATCATTAGTCAAATATTCTAATAATAAAGACTATTACAACTATATAGAACTTAAAGCACAGTATAAGAACTATATTGTGACTAATAAGTATATACGGAACTCAGACACTTATGTGTTAGAACTCATGAACCCTTTTAGTAAAAAGACTAAAGAGGTATATGTTAGAGATTATCTATATTATAATACTTATTTTGTAGGAGATACTATAAAATGACAAGAAGTAAAAGCCAAAAGTATATATATCTATGTAGGTATAATAAGAGTAAGCCTTATCGTGTAATAATACGTCACAATGGTGAAAATATCCAAGTGGGAACATTTGCTACATTTCCTGAAGCTATTGAAGCTCGAAACAAAAAATTACAGGAATTAGGAGCAAGAGTACCTATTGGATCTCTTACTAGAGTAGGTATTAAAGCATCTATCAGAAGATCTATAGAAGATTTAGGATTAGTAGCTAAGTCAATAAAGAATATAGATAGAGTTAGTTTTAATATAGTATCTAATCAAATTGAACAGTTATCCAAAATGTTAAACAAATATTAATCAAAACTATGTTCGAACAAGTAAAAGATTACAAAAGTGCTTGTGCTGTATTAGGTAAAAAACCTATTGATAAGCGCAGGAAGTTAGATGAGCATGTCATACTGTATATCATGCTGAGTACTATCACTGAAGCAATTAACTTTATTGCTAATGGAAACAAACTGTGGATACCAGTCTACCAACAAAATAAACCTATCAGAACATGGTACAGTTGGTGGTACATTGATTGGAATAAGATTAAAGATGGTTCCTATGCGGGTTTCTTCTATCTGTATTCTAGCTATGGCCTTGGTGATGCGAATGCTGGTGTCGGTACTCATTTGAGGTTTATCAACGAAGAAGCAGCAGAATATGCAGCAAGAACTTTTCAGCCATTGTATATGAAATATATCTTTGGAATCGATTAATTTATTATTAACTAAAAACATTTATCAAAAATGGAAAGCCAAAACAAAAACGGGCTTATTTATGCCCTAATTTTCAGTATTATCGCTTTCATTGTTAGTATCGGTACTGCTATTAGCGTACGTACTAATATTATGGACGATATTAAAGATGCTATTAACCCTGATAAGGTTGAAAGTGTACAAACTACGGATACAACAACGTATACCGAACCGGTAACTATCGATGACATTCTCCAGTTCCGAAAGGATATTAAAGAACAATCTCGATATGATTCAATATTTATGAATATGCCGGATGTAGCCCTTATTGCAATACTTATGAAAGGAGGCACTGAAATGTCGAATAGTGACATAGCCAAGGAGTATTTGCAAAACAGGAAGGACTACGATAATGTAGAATTTGGTGCACAAATTAATGATACTTATAAACAAAATAAGATTACACCAGATTCTATACCGAGGAAATCTACGGCTGATATACCTATTAAAGATGAATAAAAATGTCCTTTATATTTAGTTATTGATAATTATTGCACTTGTTCGTGAGAATAGGTGCAATTGCCTAAATGAATGTCTTCAGAAGATGACAAACCTGTGGGGCGTAAGTAATAAAGAGTCTGAAAGATTGCAGATAAGAGTATGCACTTATTGGCAATATGCATACCAGAATAATTTATTATGATCGTGCGGACGTTAAAATCAGGTACTCCAATAAGATTTAGTTTTGCAGCTATTTCTGCTTATGAGTTAAAACTAAGCGAGAGCTTAAAATTGAAATTGAGACTATTCTAGTTTCGGTAAATAAGTAAAAGCGTTTTACAAGTCTCTTATTAACAAGTGTAAGGTGGATATTAACTGTTCAACAAAAAAATCCAGAATATCCTGGTCGTCGTCAATTGAGTTATTAACTTTTAAATATTTAAAAGATGAGTATTTTAAAAAAAATTTATTTCAAGTGGAGAGCGTTTAAAATGCGTTCTCGGGCTAAATCAGAAGCTCATAAGAAGCTCTTTAGCAGCCCATTAGCCTATACAAGGGCTATGAAAGAAATTGATTGTCTTATTAATGGACATCAATGGAGTAGTGAATTCAATCCTAAAACAGAGCTTAACAAGCGGTTTAAGGATAGAGTATATTGTAAGCATTGTGGGGTTCGTTATCACCAGCACACTTATAAAGAGGTAGATTAACTATGGTACGAGTCTATAAGAACGATACTGCTTATATTGCTTGTGAAGTAAAGATATTCAAAAATGGTATATCTTATGGTACTACAAACAATATGATCAACGAGTCCTACATAAAACAAATTATCAAAGATCCTGATAACAATAATACTATAATAGTATTAGGAGATAATCTTAGTATTATTGTAAATGAGAACTACGATGACTTTATCATTGAGTTCTTCCGTCCGGATCCTGTTACAATTAACAAACAACCTACTGAAAGAAAACAAAACAAAATAGGTTTTTTAACATATTAATCAATAATATTATGAGAATAGTAATTTTTGGTATCAAAGATGATTCACTCACTAGTGAGGAGATTAAAAGATCACTCTCTAAAGCATTTCCTAATGAATGTGGAAATATTGTAGCTATAGAGGAAGGCTATATTGCTGGAAAGGAAGATTGTGAGAGCCATGATAGCGCTTTTATCGAGGCTTGTAAAAAACTCTGTGTTGTATGCGGTGATCCTACTGAAGAAGAGGCATTCAGAGGTGCATTCTGGAAAGCATTTTTTGTTGATAAGGCTATTGAGCCTATTATCCTTAAAACAGTTGCTACTGGTCCACGATCAACAAGAGAATATAATGCACTGAAAAGTATGAATGCAACATTCCTTCCGAAGCTTGCTATTTCAGCATTAACAACCCTTAACGAAATGTAATTATGGGAAAAACATTTAAAGACAGCGCTTATATGATTAAGTCTGTAAACAAGAGAACGAAAACGACACGTAGAGCTAAATTACAGCCCTATGATCGTAAATCTTTCAAATCTATGAGCCGTGAGTAAATTAATCTGTAACCGGAAATTAAAAGCAACTACTCTTAATTTAATTAAGAATGATTGCCCGTTACAATGTAACAAACAACATTGTGATGTATGTCAATTTAGAGATAACAACTCTGAAAGGACACAAACTAAAGCAGTTACTGTCAGTGCTCCTTCGCCAGAGGCATATGGCAGAGAATTATATTATTAACCCTAAACAAGTTAGTATGGTGCAGTCAACCCAAGCTACTATTTACCAACCAAAACCCTAATGGAAGCTTAGAAATAAGCAAGAGTACAATGGACTATACAACGGTCAACCAGGTATTGCTACCTAGGTCAGGTGAAGGAAAAGGGGTTGCCTATGAATAAGGAATACGAATAAATAGGATAGTAGTGCTAAGGGTATATAGCTTTGGTCGGCTATATACCCACAAATTTTAATATTATGTGTAAAAAAGAAAGAACATGGATTGAGGCTGTATTTTATTCTATGTTTACAGTAGGAATTATTACTATAATACTACTGTTAATAAGCCTTATTTAGAAATATGAAATGGTTTTATCGTATACTATTTGTATTGTGTCTTCCTATATTGATATTTCCTATGTTAATATGGGAAAGTCGTATATATGCACCTGATTGGTTCATAAAATGGATAGATAAAATGTATTAAAGAAATTGACTGTTAGGTCTATTAAATCGTCGTTTGGACACGGGTTCAATTCCCGTATGCTCCACTATGTTCGTTCGACTCGAACCAGTGGCAGCTCCTGTGATGGGTAACTCTTCCTCATGTGTGAAATAACACAAATGGCAACTGAGCTGCAATCGGGGCATTATGGTTTTGACAGCGACATAGAGGAAATAGAATAGGTCAATAAGCAGATAACTGGCAATACAAGTTATGTAACAGATTACACTCGCTTAGTAGCGTGATAATCTGAACGGCTCGCCATTGTCGTAAAAGGCTGGAGTAAGTAGTTTCATAAGGCTTAGAAACGCTAACACTGATAAAGTTAGAAGAGGGAGGTTCGAATCCTCTCCTTACCACTATTTAATTATCAAAATTATGAGAACCATTAAACAAATAAAAGCTCGTAAGAGGAACTTTACAATTATGTATCTTACTGGTGTATTAACAATGCTTAATTACATCGATAAGCAAATGAGAAATTATGTATTAAAAGGTGCTTTAAACAGTACACGAATTAGCATAGAGTACTTACTAATTCTCATTAAAGAAACAAATTATGAAGATTCCTTTTATGGTGAAACTCAAAAAGATGTAAAGTATGAGTGTAAAGAAAGCAATCAATGACATCCTACCTCAAGAATGGGATTATGTTCTTAGAAAGAACAAAGTTCTAACAAGAGTAATAGATTTAATCTATGAAAATTGTATACCTCAAAGCTGGCGTAACAATAGAATGCATAAGCGTTCTGTTGAACGCATAAGACATCTAATTCGTAATTGTCCTTTTATAGATTGCTTTGATGCAAGAGCAACTAGTGAAGGATACGATTTTTGGAAAAGAATTGATTTAGAAATTATAAATTATAAAGAACAATGTCGGTAAAGAAAATTGAAATTGTTCCTTGGGTAAAGTTTAACGCTCAAGGAGTCAAAGACGAATTAGAAGCTTTAGCTCAGTCTTGTATCAGTAAAATGGATTTTCTTTCTCAGATTAAGGATAAATATGAACTTTCTTTATCTGATGCAAAGGTAGTAGCAGACAAATTTTTCAAAAAGGAGGAATAAAATATGTTAGAACTTAAAAAACCAGGCTTATATATAGCCAATGGAAAGAACATTAGTGTTCTAGTGAGAATTGCAGGCACTGCGCCATGTTTGGTTGCTGTCAGAGGTATTTTACTGAATGACATGCAAAAAGACGGTACTATCACAGTACTAGAAAAAGACAGTCTTGAACTACAAGACATCGTAGCTAATCCGAAGTCATATGTATTTGACTATCCCTCTGTAAGTGAGGCAGTCAAAAATGCATTAGGCTTAGAGGCTACTGAGAGAACTAAGATTGAGTATACGGAACAAGAGTTTAACGATTTCATTCAGGCTTATAAGAACAACAGAAAGATGTTCCCTGAAGATTATATTGTGAAAACTCAAGTTGTATTCATTAACAAAGGTTTCTCAAAATCTCAGGCAGATATGATTATTGCTCAAATTGAAACAAGGTTAAGGCTTCAAGGAGAGTTGTAATATGAATGTCATTGAGTATTTGCAAGATAAATTGGAGCCTGAATATAGGTTCTATTCAAGTACGTTACCTATAGTAACTACACCTGATATGCCTGTACCATTTATAATAAATGAAAAGGTATATGGATGTGGTAAATTCAACATAGGTTCTACCTGGTATAAGTTAGTAAAAGATAATTCTATAGAAGGTGCAATATTCTATGGGTTACCTAATGCTCTTATTACTAGGATTAAACATCCAGAAATAGCTACTATAGCTAAAAGAGTTCAAAGTAAGATATTAAATGTCATGATTACTGATATTCATAACTCAAATTCTAAAACAGAGTTAGTACAGTTAAGAATTGCAGTAAACATGATTATGAATTTAACTTATCTTGATTCCAATAAAAGACTAGAATGGTCTAATTGGATAAAAGAACTCTATTGGAAAAGAAAAGCTGTAATTAATCAATATATATTGGATTACATCCTTCCTTTCTAATCCTAGGATTACGGCTATTGAGTTAGCCGTAGTCCACTAAAAATCTAGCTACTATGAAAGAAGAAGAAAAGCTTCTTGTAGAGCAAGCTAGAGAAGGTTCCGAAAAAGCTTTTAATACACTTTATAATAACTATTATAAAACAGTCTGGTATACTGCTAACAATGTAGTACATAATTCAGATGCAGCAGATGATATAACATCTATGGTATTTACTAAAGTATATTTAAAGTTACAATCTTATACTAATCATATTTCATTTGAAATGTGGTTAAAGACAATTACAGTTAATACTGCAATTGACTATATAAGACGGAATAAAAAAGAGCAGTTAAATAACTATATTGATGATGAGGAGTCAAAGATTCAATTAAGCGGATTAGAACACAGTCCAGAAGATGATATGATATTTCAACAGAATATTAATATTGTTATGGAATGTATTCCTCGTCTTAAGAAAAAGTATAGAGATTTAATATATGCTCGACTTGATGGGAAATCCTATCAGCAAATTTCACAAGAGCTTGCCATACCAGAAGCAACAGTTAAAACCTGTTTAAATAAGGCAAGACAAAGACTAAAACAATTATTTAACCAATATTAACCAATACTTACAAATTATGGCAAATTCATTTGGTCTATTGCTTGCTGCAATAGTGATATGTTTCATCATCGCAAGATTGATGAAAGATGCCAAAGCCTTTTCTAGATTAATGGCCATTCTAGTAATAGGCTTACTTGTAGGTGCAGGAGTTAAAGAAGTATATAAGGAATGTACTTCTACTCCTGAGAAAGCTGCAGTGGTTACTGTAGAATCAGCCCCCACGTATAGTAGTAATACACCCGTTGTTTGGAATGTATTACCTTGCAATCAGGACTATACGAGTAAGGAAAACAAGACTGAACGTGACAGTACAGTAACTGAAGCAGAAGGATTACCTACAGCGAGAACTGAAAGTAAATTTATAGATGACTCGTGACTGCAGAGATTACATCTCAGAGTTAATTTATTTTATTTACAAGTATATAACCTATTAACTTATAGCGAAGGAGCGCTACATTATCAAAATGGCAAAAGTTAGTAAAAAAGCTGAGAAATTAGCTAAGAAAAATAAGGCAAAGGTTGAGGAACCGTCAAAGACTCAAGATACTGTAGCTACTACAGTAGAAGCGCCGAAACCTGATGAAAAGCCTGCGGAAGTAGTGGAAAACAAAGAAACCAAAGATAAACCGCAGGTTAAGGACGAAAAGACCAAGACCGAAGGGGAAGTTATTGTTCCTGAAGTAGTAAAACCGAAAAGTGTTGCTATTACAACATCTACCTCATTGGGTGGAATGCTTGGCAGCGATGGCTCTAAAGACCGCATTGACAAAAATCATGCGATTGAGCTTATGGGCATTATTCGGAACGAGTATTTGACTAACCCGGAAACTCCTGAAAAGGTAAAAAAAGCAATGAAATGTCAGTTTGACGTTATGACATCTGTTGCTTTAGTACAGTATTTCACTCAGCTTGAAGGCGACTTCCAGACTATGGGAGTACGTATTAATGCTGATATGCGTGAACAAGCAGAACGCGTTCTTGGTGAATACCTTGGCATTAAGGTGAAATATATGCAGGCAAATGACAATTCCCGTCAGTTAGTACTTGAATTTAAGGAAGTGCCTGAGGAAGTAAAAGAAAATGCTAAAAAGGATGCTGCTGCGGCTAAGGAAGAAATTCCTGAACCGGATCCTAATATGCCAGCTGCAGATAAGTTGAAGGCTCTCCGTACTATTTTCTCACAGAAAGAAGGTATTGGAAAGAATTTCCTTCAGGGTATTGAATGGGGACGCAAGGCATTCTCATTTAGCAAAGAAGAAAAGAGGGCCGTTGTGCTTGCAAATCTTATTAAGAGTGGAGCAGATGCAACACTGCTTACCTGCATAAAAGGTATGGTAGGAGGCAAGTTGAATACTGAGCATAGCATTCTTGGTGCACATGCCTTGTTGAAGGGCTGGTGTCCGAGTGTTAGTGATGCAGAAATTGCAGAACTTATTCAGGTAATCGTTTCAATCAATTCTGAAAAGAAATTGAAGGAATGGAACGAGAGAGCCGGTGACAATCTCAAAACAACCTTAGAGAAAGAACTCAGTGCCGTTACTCTCAGTATTCTTACTGCAAACGCAGATAAGGCTATTGATGCTATCCTGAAAGGAAAAGATGATGAAGTAACTGTTATGAATGCTGATCAGAACGGCTTTGTAACTATTCATCCATCTGCTATTTACAAGACACTTGTTTCTACATATGGCGATTCTCCAAGTATCCTCAAGGATAAAGTCGCAGAACTTGTCAAATATTATGCGAAACCTATCGCAAGGTTTGCAGATTATGTAGACAAAAGTGCCTATTCCGACAAATAATCAATATGAAACGGATTAATTTGTGGATCACACTATTCGTAGTGTGTCTTGGAGGATTTATTGGATTTGATCCAAATTCTCCGTCTCAAACTTTAGATGCAAGTCAGACTATGATTCGTTGGGTAGACGTACCTAAAACACCAGTAGACGTACTTGGTTTGAATTCTAAGTCTATCAATATCAATCTTAAGGATGAGACTGTATCTGTTGACGGTGACGTCAATAATACTTCTGTGACAATTACAAGGGACGTTGAAACACTCCCGGAGTTTAAAACCAAGGTAATTGAAAAGGTAATTTATTTACCTGAAGACATTGCCTATAGAACTAAGTTTTTTAACAGGTTAATGCCTATTAATAAAACTTTACCAGTTAAAAACTGGTAATCTGCCGAAGATAAACGCAGACCGCTAATAGAGATGCACAAGCGGTATATAAGAGCTATAAGTGTAAAAATTCATTACTTGAGCCTGACTAAGCCGTGTGATGTGAGCAATACAGGATACTGAAATGTATAAGTAATAGCAAACACTATTCTATTTATACTATAGTATGATAACTTGTTGTGTTATAAAATTGTTCTATAACTGAAGAAGCAACAAGAAAATGGGAGAGCGTGCGTAACCCATAAGTGAGAACCGACTGGTGACTAAAAGACGCAGATGTGGAAGGAGCAGCTATCGCATCTAAACAAGGCAAAGGGGTATCGTTCACCTCTATACATATCCGTTTTAGCTATTTCAAAAGCAGAATCACGAAGGGATGTGAACACGTGCTGTATGTTGTCATTTAAATCTGAATCGACTAGCATTCTAGGGTAGTCTCCAAAACTCCCCTGTGCAGGGCGGTAACCAATCCGTTGGCCAAAGAATACTAACCTAGTGTTTTACATATATTTAAAATCTTCACTCGTATCGAAGCGCATGATTCAATTGGGAATGGACATTATTTGTCTAAATATATGTATATAAAGGGGTAAATTATATAATAATGAGCAGAAATTGAGACAAGACATGGCTGAGTAGCAATGATCCATATAGAACTTCATTTGTATTGAAGCTATATGACTGATTAACTGGATTAGGTGCAAAACCTATACGCAATACAGTGAACGTAAGAGTTAGCTGTTTGGGAGAAATCCCTATGGAAAGTAAATTGCGTGTCTTACAGCTTGAGATATTTCATATATAGTTGCAATTACTATACTGTTTATGACAAATAAGCAGAATGAAGTTAAGGTTATTATATAATAAAGTGACTTGTCAGTAATGTCACTATAAAATCTAACGTGCTTTGCACTGGAGTATAAACTGACTAGCGCCTGAAGTCCGCGATAAGACTATTGGTTGATAGATATAGGATTAGTATAAATATATCTATTTCGAAAGAAAAGGGAGTGGGCCAGGACCACTATTAAAACTTGGAAAGTTGAAGTAAAGTTACTTTAGTACTAAGGTTTGCTATAAATAATTTGGTAAGAGCTATGCACTCCAGCATAGAGCAGGATCTTACAAAGCATCCTAGAGGCCGACACGAAGCAGAGTGGAAGTAGTCTGTATATTGCCTTAATAAGCAGCTTGCATATTAAAGAGAATATGAAGAAGGTAAGACTTATTAATGAGTGCCTACGCTGAATCGAACAGCTATAACAAATAAGGAGAGTGCCAACATATTTAACTTAAAAACAATAGGGAAGTTCAATGGTAGTAAGTTTGACAAGCTTACAAGCCACCCCGCTATCGAAGAACCTTGCTACATGAAATTTCGTAAAGTAATATGCGCAACATATTACCTAAGAAGATCGCTGAGACGATGCTTTAGTACCTCTCATTAGGGTATGTCGTTGAATGGTTGGAAATACCATGAGGTGAAGTAGTAACCCGAGATTTGTCGCAATGTCGGAAGTGAATTTGTCCGGAAGTGGGTGTCTTGAAAAATTAGGCAGCTTTTGTAACAGTGTTTTAGTAACGTTTCTCAACAGAAACGACCCTCATTCGCCAGATCCTATTTAGGATAAGAATGTTGTAATTCCTATATGCCTGTAGACATACCAGTTGTCGATGATAGGCTCTGTATATTATACTAGTACAATACTTATGCTAGATTATATGATATATGGTACGGCGTTTTCGTATTGAAAGTTCAGCTTAACGTAAAAAAGGTCTGAATGAATAAGCAAGAGTTGATAGACTTTTTGTAAACAAATAATTCTATCTATAAACATACAGAATATTTTCATAAATTGACATATTTTAATCGTTTAAGTGAAAGTAGATAGCAGAAGAACAGTTGACTCATACGTCTTATGAGTAAAGTCCTACGGGGAATACTGAGTATGAAGAATCAAGTAAATTACAGATTTTATCAGACATTAACAGATTTACAAGTAAACTTCAGAATATGCAATAGCATTACGATCTAGTAAGTGAGTTCTACTATACTTATACACATTAACAGTAAATTACAGATTTTATCAGACATTAACAATTCGTCGTATTACTGAATACATTATTGAGATTAATTAACCTCTTTCAAAGCTTTATTAAAGCGGCTCTAAGAGACTGAGCAGGTTAGCAGAATAAGAGTAATACGCTAAATTTAAAAATTAGTATTAACAAAAAAATGATTGTATCTCGCTAAGAAATCAATCTTAAAATCAAGTAGGAGATATTAAAATGGAAAAAGCAACTATTAACGGTGCTATGATTGCTCCGTATCGGGCAGAGTTAGAAACTTGGAATCTTATTGGTAAGAAGATTCTGACAGTAAAAGCAGAACCGGCTGATTTGGAATATAATGACAAAGTTCGGGCAAATGAACTTCGTCTTGTTCGGCCGATTATGAAGTATGTAATCGAAGAAATTGACATTACGGGTAGTCGTATAACTTGTCTTCCTGACGGCTGTACGCCGGTCATTGAATTGAACAATGATCCGTCTTTGCAGTTCAAAATTGGACCCGCCAAGTTCAATGAAGTAAACAATGAAACTATCGCTCAGGCTATTGAGTTCAATAGTAAACCGACTACAACTGGTCGTGCTCCAATCTTCTTTACTGATTATCTGAAGTTGACTGAACATGTCAACCGTCTGAACGGCTTCGAGATGGAAAAGGCTGATCAGATTGCAGAAGAGATGTTAAATCTCTCCAAGATGCTGAAGGAACTTAACAATCTTCAGGCTTCTAACTGTGATCGTTATTATGACGAGCTCGGTACTCCGATTAAAAAATAACGAAAAGTTCTCGTAAAGGATGAAAATACTTTCTGATTCTAAGAAATTATTACTTGAACTCCTTTTGAAAGATACTCGTATTAGTAGTGAAATTCTTCTTAATGGAGAAATTCCTGAGTCTATTAAGGTTCATGACGATGGGTCAGTAACCTTTTATAGAAGTAGACAGCATTGGTGGAGTTGGCTGTTTCAGGATAAAAAAACTTACGAGTTTCGGGAGTTGAGTACAATGATGCTTGCAGCTTATAGCAAGTATCTACCGCCAAATAAGTATCTCAATAACATTCTTACTCAGAAAGTTATTGAAGAAGCTTATAAGACTCATGATTATGAGTCAGTTATCAATCGATTTGCTTTGTATGCTTTTCTAGGTGTAACAGAAGGGGATTACAAAATTAGTAAAACTATGCTGATAGACGATGATCCACAGCAACAGCAAAAAAATGCGCGTGGACAAAAAATAGGCTCATGTATTGGCTACCTTAATCTAGGTGGTGGAGACATGGCAATCAACATTAATCTCATGGAAGATTAATTTATTCATGAATAAGTATTAGCAGATGTACGCTTATTCCATGCTTAGAATTGAATAGACTCATCAAAAGAGTATTTAGTAGATATGTAAAGACTATAGTAAATAGATGTAAATGTTATTAAAGTAGTTATGTATCGAATAAGAAATGGAGATGTTTATATAAAACCACAAGAGCCCAAGATGATGGGTCAGGGCTTCTTGGTTTTTTTATCTGCTAGTAGATAATGACCGTAAGGTTAATAAGGCAAGCTTGAAATAATTAGAGCTACTCTTTCGATAGAGCTACTAGCACTACAGGTAAGCGATTTCTAATATACGTTATTTTAATCAAGTATTAACTTTTTAAAAATCAACATATATGACAAGATCAATTACAACAAATATTAAGCCAAACATACTCATTACAAAACGTGATAAATTAACTGCAGAGATTACTCGTAGCTGGCGAATTATAGCTACAGAGAATGTAGTTAAAAAAGGTTTTACTCGTAATTATGATTTACGAGCATTACTAACTCATATTCGTGCTATGTACGAAGAGCTAGTAATTCTTAAGTTACGAATCCAGTGTGCTAATATGGGAATGAAGTTTAAAGATCTTCCTAAGGATGCTAACATTATTAACATTTATAAGCTATCAGCTTTAAATGAATTCTATGTTAAGCTAGGCGAAATGGCTAAAGAGCATACAATTAATCCTGTACTTAAGGCTAAAAAAGGAAAACGTAATTTAGGTATTACTGAAGAACTTACACGTACATATTTCCGTAATATGCAAAATGGGTGTTTGTTAACATTGAATAGTTTGCGTAAAGCAATTGCTGATTTCAATGACAATACAGATTTGAGTGATGATTCTGCACCTTTGTATTTAGTAGCATAACATTACTCTTTATTGTTTTTCATAAAAATTTTAAAAATTAATGAGTGAAAGGAGTAGTAGGAATATTACTCCTTTTTATAAAATATTACAACTATGAACAAAACTGATCAACAGAAAAATAATACATATATAGACTACTGGACAGAAACCGGTAAGTCTTCTAAAGAAGCTAATCAATCTATTAAGATTGCAAAGACTGTAACTTATACAGATAAAAGTGGTACAAAACGTACTCGAACTACATTTCAACATCCTATTTTAAAGGATATTACGTTTAGTAAACCGCATATTAGAAATAGCGGTCTTACTGAGGAAGAGAAGAAGGAACGCTTTGACAAAGCTCCTTTCAGTGACTATCATGACAAACTGATTAACTCTACTTATAGTAGAGAGAACCGTATAGCTAAACAGCAAATGCTAAAGGCTATTCATGATGAGAAAATACAGAGTATTATGTTTAAGAAAGCAACGCATAAACTTGCCGTAACTAAATATAACCAAGGAGATTGTCCTAATTTATTAGTAGTAAAATTATATGATAGTAATAATCTACCATATAATTTTAGTAGTACACCATCTCGACTCAGTTTAGAGGAACTTCGCAAGAAAGCTGAAACTATGAACTTAGAATTCAGCAAGTCAATACGAAACTATGCTGGAATTGAAATTTGGGAAAAATCAGAATATATGAAGAAATATAATGGCGGAAACTATCGTTTCTGTATATTCCGAGAAAAACAAGACAGTAAATCAGAAAAAGAAACCAAATTAGCAGCATAATGGATGAAATTACAGCATTAGACATTATCAGTATTAAGCGAGAAGCAGCAAAACTTATTTGAGTAAATACTGATAATGTCTAATGCTGTAATTTCATCCATTATGCTGCTAATGGATGAAATTACAGC